GTTTGGTTGGGGTGGCAGCTGATGGTTTAATTTTTTTCTCCCAGTGTTCCCACAGCACGTCATCACATTCATTTTGAAACTGAACGACTGTTGAACGGAGAGATGTTTTAACTTTGGCAGGCTGAATGGAACAGATAAAACCGGGAAACTTTTTCAATGGCATGGAAACCATCTTGCGGCTTTTACCATCCCCGGCAACCGTGGTGTTAATCACCACAGTTGCCCATCTTTTCCTGTTATTATGGAGCTTTGCGTACTGAGACTTCCAGTCAAGCCCCATACCTTCTATAACAGGACGCATCGGAACAAAAGGCTGCCCGTCATACTCAACAAGAAAGAGATCGTGACTGTGAAATGGTACTGTGTGGACTGAATCCTTACGGATTACTACAGGGGATTTACTCATAGCTGTACTCCTTTGGTGAAACTGAAAAGTATTCGCCCTTTCCAGCTTGCAAACAAAAAAGGGCGACCATGCGGGTTGCAAGACCGGACCAAAGGAACCGGCGAGCCACAAGGGCTCCCCACATGATCACCCAACAGTAGAGCAGTGCCATGAAGTTTGGACGCGCAAAAAAACCGCTCAATCCAGAGAGGAGAGGCGGCGCGTCCGCCTTTGGTTTTGGGCCTTGCAAACCCGGCTGCAGATTTTGCTGCAACTGTTTCTATGTTACCACCGGAAACTGAATTGTCAAACATTATTGGCACCGTATTTTTTTATACTTCCCTGAAAACAACGTCTTCACCATGCTGTTCCAGAAATAACTGTCTTTTCAGCCGGTACAGGCTATCCTTTGCCGTGGCCGTGCTTTTTACATCCTCTACTATCACCCGGCCTTCCTCATCGAGGTACTTGAAGTCAGCATAATATTTTCTCGCTGCCATCTTCCGCCCGGTTGCAGGGTCAATAATTCCACCCTTACTGATAGTGAAATAAGGCTGTAACTCAAGGCCGCTGATAGCTCCGGTCCGCTGCAGAATTGACAGTTCAATATACCTCGCCATTTCCTTGCGACTGTCAAAGGTAATGCCCTGGTAGACACACTTCTTGTTCCCATACTTCCGGCGTTTCTTGCCTTGCCGCCACATATCAGCGGCTCGGCAAAGAACCATGCTGGGCATGACTCGATATACAGTGCCAGCAAATAACCGAACCAAAATGATCCGTCAGTTCGTCAGCAGGGAAAACCCCATTGCATTCTTCGCACCGGCGCTCAATGACCTTTGATTCTTCTTTATCATTACCCTTCACTGTGATATCTCCCCGGCAAGCACGTTCACAGCCTTCAACAGATCGGGGTTTAAAATCAGCTTATCAAGCGATAAAATCTGAACAGTTTCACCCTTGTCGCCGGTGTTTCCGCTGTCCCCGCCCTTCTCGTACAGTTCAAGTTGTTGCTCAAGTTCCATAACCTGTTTTGCCAGATCATCGTTGGCCGTTGAGAGATCTTCAATTTGCAAGGTCATACTCTCAACGAGCGTCTTAGCTTCATCCGTATCGGGGCCCTTGTCCGTGCAGATAAGGTACTTGTCTCCGTGCCACTCCCGAAGCTGATCAACAACGATCTCGGGTTTGTTTTTGGCTGCGCCCCTGATAATCTTGCAGACCGAACAACAGAGTTTGTTCTTTGATGTAGTTACAGTCCGCTCTTCTCCACAAACGCCGCATATTCCTGTTTTTCCCATGGTAACCTTCTTTTTGTTTTTATATTTCCCGTACAGGTCAACAAGGGTCTTTACCCTGTCACCCTGCGACATGGTTGGTGTAATTAAGTCCGGCATGATAACGCCCCCAGTTTTTTCCCTGTGCTACGCAAGGCCGTGTTGCCAAAATTATTAAGGACACGGCAACCTATATCTTTCAAGGAGGTCATTTTTCCACCATGCCGGCATCCTGGCAAACCGCGCTGCATGTTGAAAGGTTATGCTCAAAAGACCTTGCCGCCTTCATATCGAGTGCCTGCAGAAACAGCCACCAGCAGCAGCCGGTCGTGGTTATAAAAAATATGCCAGCTAAAACATTTAATAGCTGCTGGTTGTTTTTCCCTTTACTCATGGTAATAACTCATCAATTTCACGGCTTACGCTCATCCGTCTCGCAAGCATGTATTCATCAAGATCAGAATATCTAACCCTCACCAGGCGACCAACCCGGCTCGCCTTGATCTCGCCGTCTTTGATTGCAGATCGTATAGTCTGGTATCCGAGTGACAGATAAACAGCCGCTTGCTTGGTGTCTGCCCAGCCAATACCGGTGACAGTCTGAGCTATGGATTCAAGTTGTTTTTTGCTGACGTGCGGCATAATATTATTTTTTTTTCTGGAAACATTGCACCCTGTAGGCAACAATAACTTTCCTCTTCAACTCATCGTGCGGCAAGAGCAACCAATCCCTTAACGATACGCCCGTAATCTCCTCCAATTCAGCGGCTCTCATAGCGCTGGGGCGCTTTCTGCCGTTAAAAATCTGTGACAAAAAAGGCTCTCTCAATCCGCACCATTGCGCTATCTGTTTCTGTGTTTCCGTTCTCATGTTGCCCATTGTTGCCCATCGGGAAATAATTGTCAAGAAAAAGTTTCCGCAAATGCAATAAAATTTTTCTTTACTTATTTACCAATAGGCAATATACGTGAAGCATGAGTTTGAAAACGACAACAGAGAGGGCCTTTCACGCCGCTTTTTCCCGCATAATCAGCGAAGGGAAGAGAGGCTTACAGGCAGAGATAGCCCGTAAGATCGGCAAAGAACCGCCCTATATAAACAGAATTGTATCCGGTGACAGGCCAGGGACAGAAGATGTGCGCCGCAGTATTTCAAGCGCCCTTGGGTACACCTACGAAGAAATGCTCTCCATTGGCAGGCGCATTCTCGACGGCCAGAGCGAAGAGGGCCAAAGAGGGGCAACGCTTCCGCCTTTCCAGGCAAGAGGGGGGATGGGGCTAATCGATCATGATTGTTTTGTCTCCGTGCCAAAATACAAGGCAAGGCCTTCAGGAGGGCACGGGACATTCGATGCTTCAGATATGATAGAATCAAACTTGATGTTCAGACACGATTTTTTATCAAAACGTGGCCAGGTTGACCAGATGGCATTGTTCGAGGTAACCGGCAATTCAATGGAGCCTTTTATTTACGAAGGAGACGTTGTTCTTGTCGACCGCAGTAGCAGAGAAATAACTGACGGCAAGGCCTACGCATACCGGGAAGGCGATACTATAAAGATAAAAAGATTGTCCAGGCAAGGGAACGTGGTGATCGCATCAAGCGAAAACGCCATGATGTACCCTGCTTATCGGGTAGAAACAGATAATTTCTCCCTGATTGGCAGGGTGATATGGGTAGGGCACGAGGTAATGTGATATTATGACCAAGGGGGATACTATCGGGTTCAAGGAGATATATATTTGGGTAGAAAATTATTTCTCTCGATTTTTATTTTTTTGCGTCGGAAAGATATTCTCAAAAAAATTTTCTGTAACATTCTTTCTCTGTTCGAGCTTCCCGGTAATTGTGTTTGCGCTTCATCATAAACTGTACCGCTTGGGGTTTTACGGGGGCGGGCTGCCTCGCACCATATTATTTCTACTGCTGTTTGCTGTCATTTCAGCATCATTATGGTTTATCTCTGGTTACCAGAACCAAATCCAAGCGTGGGGCGAAAAATTTGGAAAGTGGGTCATCAGGGTAGTGGTGGTGGTCGCCGCGGTTTTATTACTGGGCCAGGCTGTTGGTCTTTGCTATCAAAAAGTTATGGTTCGTATGGCGGTAGATGAATACTGCAGCAGACCTGGAAAAAATGTATTTGATGATATTCTCTGTGAAGACAGTGACAAGTACAAAAATAATTATTTAATTCGTGACGCTCTGAGATATTCAGGGCATCATCATTGAACCTCTTAAAAAGATATAACTCGTTCATTTACTCTGAAAAAATATTTTTAATCGTTATTGTCTGTGTCTTTATCCCCGCAAGCGTATTGAGTAGGTCCTGGCGATGCCTTGGCTTGTAACAACATAGGAATTGTGCCATTGCTAAAAGGTGAATATTGAGGAGATTTAACACTGATAAAAAATTATCCTCACTATTTGGGAAAGCTGTGTGCCTGCTGATGGGGCACAAGTGGTCTTTCTGGTTTGTAAATTTAGAAGGACACAAAGTATGGGGCTGCAAGCGTTGCGGAAAAGTTGTTCAAGGGAAATTCGTCAGAGTATCGCCAACCAAGCGATAGAGACAGGCTGGTAACACATCAAATGAAATCAAGAAACAGGAGAAACACCATGAAAATAGCAATTATCGCAATAGCGACCTGTATCCTTTTTATTCCTGTTGGCGCATTGAGCAGGCCAGGGTCACGGCTTGATAATGTAAAGTGCGGCAAAAAGATGTCCAGGCTTGACGCTGAGAAATGTGCAGAAATAAGGAGGATGAAGGCAAAAGCCCGTAGGATGAGGTCTTCTTCAAAAAGAAGTGGATCCCACATGGAATGGGATGCGCAGGGGAGGCATTATACTCCTGCAGGCGGAGGGAACCTCATTAGAGATGACGGTACCTTTATGCAAAAAGCCGCTGGTGGATATATAAACACGGATACTGGTGAATTCGTCCCTGGAAAATAGCGGCATAACGTCATGGCGGCAACTGTAGTTGAAAAACCACGTAATTCTGGGAAATGGTACGTCCAGGTGTGCAAGGATGGTCGGCGCAAATTAACAAAAATGCCCAGCCGGACCATTGCCGAAAAAAAGGCTCGCCAGGTCAATGCTACCCTGGTCAACATTGATCTGGGGCTGGTCACTCCAAAAAAGAACGCTGGCCCAACATTTGCCGAGTACGCAGAGCAATGGCTTGAGAACGACATAAAACCTCCTGCCCGTGCAGTGAGTACATACAACAGGTATCGCTCCATGCTGGAGATCAGGGAACTTCGCAACCTGCGTGACGTGCCGCTCCCGGATGTCACCAGGGCGATGATAAAGCAGGCCCTCAAGGATTACCACCGATCAGGGAAAAGCAGCGACACTGTAAAGCTCTTAGGGCGAGTAATATCAAGTATCTTTGGATACGCCATTGACGATGAGCTGGTAAAGCATAACCCGGCATCATCAATAACAAAAAAGCTCAACCTACCAGCCGACAGAAGAGAAATAGAGCCGCTAACCCTAAAAGAGTCACAGCAAGTTCTCAACTGCCTCAAAAATGGTAAATACTACCCTCTGTTTTTATTTTTATTCAGGACTGGGGCACGGATTGGCGAGGGGTTGGCCCTGCGCTGGGACGACATAAATTTTTCTGACAATACTGCAAAAATCAGACGAACAGCAAAAGAACAGTATGTCTCAGAAAAGCCCAAAACAGCCAGCAGCATCAGGGAGGTGGAACTAACCCCTGACCTGGTGGCAGAATTAAGAAAGCTGAACATTGCCTGGAAAACAAAGAGGATTGCCGGCCACAATTGTTCATACATATTTCAGACAAAAAATAGTAGGCTCTACGCCCATGCCACCATAACAGGGGTATTCCACCGTGCTCTTGAAAAGCAGGGGCTGCCGCGAAGAGGTCTGCACAATATCAGACATAGTTACGCCAGTATCCTTTTAAGTATGGGAGTGCCGCCAATATACGTTTCACGGATGCTTGGGCATTCTTCAATTTCGTTCACGATAGACAGGTATGGCCACTGGATAAGGGACGACAAAAACAGGTACGGAAACCTTCTTGATGGCACCGGAAATCTGGAGAATAAAGGCGGTTTGCTTTCGTTGGCTATTTGAGTATAAAACTGGTCGCATTTAGGCGCATTATTGGAGGGTATTTGAGGGAACGCAAAAAAGGCAAAACAACAGAAAAACAGTAACATATCAGGTTGGAAAATTCAATTTTTGAATAGGGAATACTACGCACTTTTGTAAAAATCTATTTAATTACACCGTGTTGCAAGGAAGATAATTTTCAGTTCCCCAAATGGCGCACGATGTTCCCCTTGCCTGCATTGGTGATATGGTAAACGGGGACAGGTGAGGATAATGCACCAACAGGGGAGTATTATCACTAATAAAAGAGCGACGAAGTATAGAGCTATCCACGAAAAAACAGGTGACTGTAGATCCTGTCTATTAATACCATGTCTCTGTCCCACGATGGATGAACGTCTACTGTATGATAGTGATTGACCCCTGACATGGTACCACCAACCATCCATTGCATGTACGCCCGTAATGCAGCTTTAGCGCAGGACAAAAGCGCATTGTAATTTTTTAGAGGGAACAACTTTTTGTTCAACGTCCAACTGAACTGGCTACTCTGCCAGATAACATCTTTGACCGTATCCGGCCACCGATCATCGGTGGTGCGATTGAGAACCACTTTGCAGACAGCGACTTTACCGGCAAAAGGTTCCCCCCTGGCTTCGTGATAACAGTTTATTGTCATCCAGAATATTTTTTCAACAAGGGATTCCATTAAATCTCTCTTATCTCCAAGGCACCCACAGGGCAAAACAAGATAGCCTCATCAGCCGCATCTTCATTTGCCTCTGTGAGAGGAAGCCCACCGGTATTATTTATTCCAGGCAAAAAAGCGGAGCATTCCCCACACGCTCTTTCGCCAGAACAAACCTGGCTGTTTCTTCTAATCTCGAAATTTCTTTTATTATTCGTCATGGTGCTACATGTACTATTCGTTTCTTTTCAGGGCGACCATATGCCCCTTTTACTAGAGACAGAAATTTTCTCCATGCCCTAGCCCTCCAGCTCCACATACCATCTTCTAGGCACAACCTTTCAAGCATCCTGTCATTCTGAAACCAAAGCTCTCTTGGAATGATCTCTTGTCTCATAAGCATTGCCCCCAGATCATGGGCAAGACTAGCTCTCATCGAGGCCTTGGTGTCTATGGTCGGGCCAGAAGCCCCGTCCCATGCCCAGCCAGCTTTCACGCACACCCAGCCGGACTTAAACAATTCGACAAATTCTGTCTTGCCTTTGTACCCCCTAAATGGAGTAAGAAACCACGCATCTTCGGACAGCACATATTTAACTTTCGTAAAATAATGTATGTGCTTTGATTCCCTGAATATCAAGGGGTCAGGTATTGATCCGTCAGACATGATTACCTCTTCGTCAATGGTCTAGTTTGGTATTTCTCCAGCCAAGTTTCACAATCGCTTATAACTTCTGGGTTCCATGCCCTCCAGTACCCCAAATGCCCCTTATCAAGATGACATCGAGGATTATTGCACAGGGTGAGCAGGTTACCAAAATCAAGTTCCAGCCATGGGTACAAATGGTAGGGTTTGATATGATGTACCTGCATTAAAAACGAAGGTCGTTTCTTCCCACAGCAAGCACAATACGGGAACAACGATAAATGTTTTTTCCTTACACTCGGCCACTCTGGAGAACGCCCAGAGAAGTAGGGCTTTAATACGATTTCTCTAAACGTGCCTGACACTTATTAGACTTCGAGCAGCTTCTTCTTTAATTCAGTCCGCTTTTCTATAAAAGCTGTATTGATTTTATAAAGGAACGTGAGTAGCCCCATAATTGATCCCATGTTAAAACCGCCATGAAACATTGATTGCATGTTCCACCCACCAGCTTGCATAGCTTGGGCTTTATAAATTGCGACAATCTCTTGTGCTGAGGTGGCCTGTTTCAACAGCTCATCTATCGGCAAGTCGGGGACAACCGGAGAATTGAGACTCGTTATAGCAATCCATACCAGACCCAACACGGTGCCCACAGTACCGAGATGAACAATCCCTTCTACACTTTTAATGCTCGGTTTTATTTGTTTTTTATCACTCATCATATTCTCCTTTATCATCCTATTAGACCGGCACTGCAACAATCGTTGTTATTGCAGTACCGCTGTATATGCACATCCAAGGCCTGTAAAGCCTCTGTTATCTTATTCTGGTTACACAATGATTTGATAAGTTCGTGATCTTCCCAATCATAGGTCAAATCACGCCCCATGCAGATAGACCCGACAATTCTTTTTGTTCCGTCCGGCATTGTCGCCACAATGGGGGTCTTATACACCTGGAGAGCAATAAACTTGCCGTCTACTTCCCCACACTCCATAAATCGGCAGTCACACTCTCTCATTGCTGTGGTGTTCGTGTCGCAACATATAGCCCCAAAAGTAAAGCTGTCCCCTCTAATAGCTGTTACTTCTTCCCCCGTCTTCCCAAATACGTTTTCAGGCGTAGAATGTAGAATTTTGTCGTGTAATGCTTTGTTCGTGTAGGTGAATCGTCCATCCAAGTCTTTCATCCATACACAATCTGGAATATTATCCAGGAAGTTTGCCAATACACTCTTGTGATACCCGATAGAGGTACCCATGGCCTTTAACTCTCTCCAGTAAAGAATATTCAGTAGCAGGATGAATACATATGTCAACATCATCTGATAATCCCTGGAGATATTGAACACGGGGCATAAATAACTGACAGCAAGACAAGCCGGGATGATGAAAGTGATACCCAACTTGACCCTGAACACCATGGGCCTACGGATTATGTACGCCATGTACCAACCAAACAATGTGATAATGGATGACAGACCACCTATGATTATTTGGGTATCTGCTCCTATAGTCATAACCATTTACTTTCCCTCGTTCAGCAGTCTCTCAGCCCTTCTTTTTGCATATAATTTAAAGATCTTGATTAAAGACTTACTGGACAAACCAGCCACCCCTACATTAATACCTGTCCAGCCAGTGGAAAGTTTGTACTCGATGCAGAGTAACAACACGATATACCCAGTAAAACCAGCCAAAAATAGCCCTATAGCCAATGTGCCAAGCCTGTGATCATCAGAGGTGAGAAAGTCGGCCAATCCACCGGCCAGAGCAAGCAGAAGTGGCGGGAGGTTATTGTCCAAAGCCTGTAAAAAATTGTTCATTTAATTTCGTCCTCTGGGCATTGGCAGTTACAGGTTTGTACCCGTTGTATCAACTGGGTAATAACTTCGGCACACCGGCTTTCTTCGTCAACCGTACAATGCTGAGTGTTGGTACAGCTCGACAGTAATAGCAGCACTATTGCTGCAACTATATTACGGCTCACAATGACCGGCCTGTGCAGACTTGCAACTACAACCAGAGGTGTTCACGAAACCCACGCCCTCAGCATCTGTTGTAACAATTGGCACCTCTGACCCATCAGACAAAGTACACATGCCTAGATTGGTGCTGTCGTTGCCATCAGTCGTATCTTCATCGCCTGTTGCTGGGCAATCATCACCTTTGCAACCGTTGGCGGTTTGATTGTTGTTTGTCGTGGGAGGGGAGTTATCCCCTGTCGAGTTGTTATGATTAGTAGTGGTGACTTTTACGTCTTTTGTCGAAACATCAACAGAGTTTCTGTCGCCTGTGATGCTGTTAGCGATGCGATTCCCGACTGCACCCATAACCGCATTCAGGCCATCAACAGTGTATTTCCCTATGACCCCAACTTTTAAAGCACCAACTACAGTATCAGCACCATGAGATAAACCCTCTATCCCCGTCATAGGTCTATCACCTATCGCAGCTATGGAGTCTTTAAACACCTGAGCCACTGGCACATTCCCAATGGCTTGCATTGTCAGCACTCCCAGCAGTGCTGATTCCGTAGCAGTACGAGCCTGTTTCGCCTGAGCCGTGCCCACTGACTTGATGGCGTCAACCTTCGCCTTGACGGATACCTGTACTGAATCCGCCACAGCTTCAATTGTCCTGTAATGACTGCTAACGTCCGACGTATTTGTATCCTTGGACACAGCTTTTGTTTGCTTACCATCTTTATCGTAATAGACGGTCGTTTCTTTTCCTTTACTGGTAAATGTTGAAAGATCGGCGCATCCAGTTACGGAAAAAGCAACCACCATACACAATGCAATTAACTTCATTCGTTTTTCTCCACGTTGATGAACACCTGCGGCACAGGCATCCAAGAGTTATTCAATTCTGTTGAAGGGGCAGAGTGATCTTTATCTGAGTAGGCAACACAGACATAAAACCACTTGCCGCCTTTAGGGTGGATGGAATAAGTAACCATCCCATCTTTTAATGTTCCGGGGCCTACGTCATACTCAACCGTGTATTCTCCTGGAGCTGTCCCGGCCAAAATTTTATAGCCAATTACCTCCGGCTCTGGGTTAGGAATCCAGGCAAAGATAATTGTTTTACTGGCCAGTCCCAGCCGTGGCAGCACCAAACTTAATAATAACAGTAGGCACAGGTGGGCCACTCGGAGTTTCAGCTTCGATGTACTCATAGGTGCTTACCCTCGACTTTTCTGATTCAACCAGGTTGCTTCCCGATCCAGTAAACGATGTAAAATAAAATTCAGTTACTCCTGTTGTAACCCCAGAAATGACAACATCAGCTTTACGCAAGGTCACATCCTGCGTTTCCCAGGCAACAAACCAATCAGGTGATGTGGGCGTTTTTACATGCAATCGGAATCCACCAGTATCAGGCATCCCGTTTACAGCCCATTGGAGATTAACGGCCAGATCTCCAGCATGTGCCGGTGTGAACGAACACATCCCGACAAACGCTAGTATTCCGAAATACGCAAGTAGTAATTTTCCCCTTAGACTGAGTTTTGGCATGGTATAACTCCCTGTATGGTTTTTGTTTTGGTTGCCTGGATTTTTTTTACTCACACCTCTTTTTCCAGCCCAGGACGATGTGTCCTTTATCGGCGCAGGAATACCCGAGGCCTGCCACCTCGTTGACCGGGATGGACAAAATCTGGGTATCTGGATCGTAGCCTTGTGGCTTAACTGACAGTTCGTACCCTGCCGGGGCTGTGATGGTGTACTGTATCGTGTGGCTGTTGCTGTTGATCAGCCCCATTACTCGCCGGTTACCATAGTCAGCCGCCAACAGGCGGTTATTGGCAGTATCCCATAGACAGCCCTGCACACCCCATAACTCATGAGGCCTATTATTAGGGCTTGACTTTGCATCAAATCCTGTAATGCCAGTTGTCCACACAACCTTTGCTGTTGCCAGGTTAATAGCCGCAAATATTTTGGTGCTGTTAGAGTAGACTATCAGGGTATTGTCCGGCCCCTCGCACATACACAAGGGATCGACTGCATCTGCAGGGAGACCACGGGGCTTTTTGTAAGTCCGGATAAAATCGAAGTTACCAGGCGTTACGTCAAATGCTCCTATCTCATCAAGCCCAAGCGATCCGATATACAGGGTGTCACCTATCAGGCACATACCGTATGGGTCATAGACCCCATCACGGTTCATCCGACCGAGATTATCGGTGGTGTACTCCAATCTGATTGCAACCACTGCCCCGTCAGCCGCTGCCAACTCAAATACTGATCCGTAGTTGTTTGTAGGCGCATGGCCGGTGCCGTCCACACAGGAGACTATAAGGTTGCCGTTTGGCAACCACTCACAGTCCCTCGGCCTGGCCGCTCTGCCATCCTCGACGTTGCCGAGCGATCCGTCACCAAATGTCCACAGGACAGTTTTTGCCACCGTGTCAAAAACACGTACACACATATCGTTGTAGCAGCAGATCGCAAGTTTTGACTCATCAGGCGACAAGCTCCCCCCCAAAACAGCCGCATATCCGTCAGCAACCGACTGCGGATCTCCGTATTTGCCAAACGGGATGCGCCCCTGATACTCCCAGCCTGCGCTGTACAGGCTGGCCTCGGCATTATAGTTAAGCAGCATGTACCCGCCGCTCACCTGGCGTCGCAGTATTTTTGCCGGGTAGTCTGCCCCTGGATCGCTGTTGTAATAGGAGACAACAACCCCGGCGGGGATGTCATCCCAGCCAGCAGGCGGGGCGTGGTCTGTCCAGATTTGGCAGTGTGGGTCGGATGCTTCAGTTAATGCAGCTTCCCAATCTTCTTCGCTTATTTGTGGCCTGGCCCCGCCACTTCTTACTGCATATAATATACTGAGGACTTTATACGCTTTGCTAACTCCCATGATGTTCACCTATGTTTTGGTTGTATCTATGTGTATGGCGGCGTTTCCCTTGCTGATAAAATAAAAAAAGCCCGGTATCGAGGCGGTTTTATCCGCTTCAATACCGGGCTAATTGCACTTTCCCCGATCGGGAGTCTTAAAAGTATCCGGTCAAACTATTCAAATGTTGCCTGACAATATCACAGCAGTTTTAATGCGTAAAGCATATTTTCACACAGTTCTACGCCTCATTCGTTCACGCCTCGGGGCCTTGGTCGTAGATCTGATATATCGCCTAAGCGTTTTTCTCGTTATCGGGGTAACTCCAAAAGGTCGCCTCGTCTTTACCCGCTCATTAAATTTCAGAATATCTGCCAGAATATCTTCCCACTCCTGCTTGTCTCTTCCTCCGAGCATCCAGGCTTTTACTCTGGCGGATATATCAGACTTCATTTTGCTGTATTCTTTCGACACTTTTCTTTCGCTCCACTGTCTTTCACGTATTCCAGACAATTTTGCAGGGTTAAATCCAAACGCTCGCATAACCATGTCGGTACGATCAGCCTTGAGCGGTTTGTTCCCATAAAAGACAGGAGAGTTCCCTTTAGTGGTTATTCCCTGCGTACCCTCACGGTACGCTTTAATAGGTGCGCCCAGTCCTGTAGGTAACATTTTTTCCAGACTCTTCATGCCGTCCCCGCGTAACAGGTAGTTGATTGCGTCGTACTCATCTTTTATCACACCTCCAGGGGCACCAGCAACAGAGATCAAAGGCGTTGTCATCATCTCCTTCATGTTTGTAGGGAACGGCATATTTATTTGCAGAGATCCCTTGAGGTTTATCCCGCCAAGACCGGCAATGCCATTCCTAAATACTCGGTCAGTTCCGAACGTCTCCCGGGCCCAGGCATAAAACTCTTCTTCCGGATCATCGCCACCTATACCAAGCCCGGAAGCTATCGAGGCAAGGAGAGGCGTTACAATGCTGGCCCCGGCCCCGGCCAGGACAGCAGGGGAGAGCAGCATGTACGCAGCTGCCTTGTAATCCTTTTTATCAAAACCAAGCTCCAACATGTTCAACATGTAGTTTTGCCCGAACTTCTGAAAAGTGAATGCCATTTTTAAAGGGTTCCATGCGCCACGGGTCCAGGCTGGCTTTGTTTCTTTCCCGTAAACACCATGCGCACGGTCTGAAATTTCATGAGCTTTTTTCATGGCGGATTCGTCAATCTCTGCCGTGATTTTTTTACCCTGTGATTTCATAACAGCTTTGTACGCTGCCCAGTGTGTCATAGCCCTGTTAGCCTTCTCTGTCACACCGAAGGCAAGCATGGAAAAGGCGGAAACGCTGTCATAAATACCTTCCGTTTTTGATCTAAGGGCTCCGTATAAGTCGGTGTTGAATTGTGCCTCATCCCAGCCCATATCTGTCACATAATCAAAAATAGCTTTGTTCACACCACTTGACTTACCCAATCGTAGTTTTCCGTACTCAACTGCTGAGCGCCTGATGAGATTAAGCGATTTGGTGAGAGATAAGCCTGTATGTCCGCTCATGGTAGCGGGGACGCCCTGCACCATATTGGTTAAGTTTACGGCAGCAGAGCTTACCCGAAAACCAAGGAATTTAAGAACTGTCAATCCCTGCAGTGTCCCCATGATACGGTCTGAGCGCTCTTCATTCCTCAATACCTCACGAATAAATGACATCGTTTCAGCGTAAAGGTTCTTTTGCTTGCCAGGGTCAATCCTCCTGCTTGCGACAAAATCAAGGTATTCAGTGTAGTCACTTTTGCCCGTATCATCCTGCCACTGCTTATAAGGAATATCACGACCGGCAAGGGCAAGCACCATCTCCCTTGCTGCCCGTTTCTTTGCCATGCCTGCAGAAAGACCACGAGCATATTGAACGCCGGCCTTGATAGGATCAGTTTCAAATCCCTCGTAATAGTCATCAGATCGTTTCAATCTGGAACTGAGGTAACCACGCTGTTTGAATATATCGGCAATATTTGCTGTAAGGATTTTGTTTAACTCTGCCGCTGCCTCTTCATGGGCCCCTTGATCTTTCTTCTTCGCTGCATCAAGAGATTTTTCAAGGAGAGCATTAACAGATGACATGAGCTGCGTCGCTTCAAAAACATCTTCAGGCAAGGATTCGTCCTTTGAGACCTCAACTTCAAAGCCCTGTTTCTCCAAGCGGCGAATCTCAGCCCCAAGCGGTGTAAGAGCGTTAAAGACTTTTTTCAGCTTGGAGACTATCAGACCGTCATCTTTAATTGTTCCGTCCCATTCGTTGACGATCCCCCGTTTTTCGAGCATCGCAAAATCAAATTTTTTCAAGAATTTCCGGTTCCCCTTTTTGTTATAGGCTTTGAGTATTATCCCTCCAGGTTTTCTTGTACGCGGGAAATACGCCCCCCGCAAGTCGCCCATTAAGGAAATGGCCTCCTTAATGGTAATTGACTTCATAATATCGCTATCGTCCTGTTTTTTAATATCATAAGCTGGCATCGGCTTACCAGCTATCCGGCGTTTACCAGTCTTCGTCTGAACCTTTGAAAGCTCACGCAATGCCGCTTCAGCTTCTGCCCTGGTAGAAAAGGTTGCGGTCGGCTTCTTCTGGTGTTGCCCGAATATGGCCCACCGTCTCGACTCATCAACGACATCAACGCTCGGCATGTCAAGGCCCTGTTCTTCTGCCTCAGCTATCACCCGTCGCATATCAGCGACCATTTCATCAAAGGCCCTGTTTGTCATGCCGCGAAAGGCCATAACCGCCCTGATAACCTTACGGTTTATCTTGTCTTTTGCCATCTGCTTAGCTTCAGCAGCCATCATTTCAGCAACAGCTTCTTTTTCAGATGCTGCTATCTTCAACACTTCACCTTTAGGGCCGATGACTTCCCATCCTGAAGCCTCATTAACCGGGTAATCCCTGACTAGATACTGTTTTGTACCGTTAATCTTTGCCTTTGCGTTATGGGCCTTTGCCGCTTCCTGGCTCATTGCGTAGGCCTTCTCCTTGGTGGTAGCTGTCCCGACGTAAGCACCGTCAGGCGTGGTAACCGTCCATCCTGACTGGCCCCGCACAGAAAAAGCCTTCCCTGTCCGGTCAATATCAACCAGATAGTCGCTGAACTCTCCATATAGTTTTTCATCTTCTTTCTTCAGGGCGCTGGCAACATCGTTAAAGTCTCCGACAATATTGGTTTCCATGATATGCTTGTTGTCGCGTCTTGAAAGCTGTGCCTCCATTACACGCCAAGCAGCCTTACTCTTTCGAGACATGTATTCAAACGAAGAAAAGACCCTTGCAAACGAACTTATGTCATCTTTATTTATCACCCTGTCTGCTTGATGGACAACTGATTCCTGATCTTCCGTGAAGCCTTCTTTTATGATGCTGGCATTATTAACCTTGGAAAATTTGACAATGGCATCTTCCATCGGTATGCCTTCAGAAACATACGGGGGAAGAGCTCTCCGCTGTTCAGCTGTCAGGTCTTTACGGGTAGAGGTATCACGGGCCTCAATCTCGCCATGGAGTTTCTGATATTTTCCTACATTTCCACCAAACTGCGAAGGATGACCACCGGGAGCAAAACCTTCTATTGTCTGGATCTTATGCTGCAACTCGTGGAGCAAAGTTTTGAAAGCATCTTCGTCTGTCGAGGTTATAAAGTTTTTTGAAACGCTCACCGTGTTGGTATCTGGGTTGTAGCTGCCTTCAAGCGTAGGGTCGGTCTCTGTCGCAATGTTTACGTCCCTCAGCTCAGGATATGCGTCAAACAACTCCTTGTGGTCAAGAACAGTATCCAGCTTTACAGTGTTCCGCTTCCGGCTGCTGTCAGCCCATGCCAGGGCTTCTTTCTGTAACTTTTGCGGGACTCTCGGATCACCAATGGGGAATTTTGCCTGAATATTATGTTTTTCTTTCAGGTAAGATTCGGCAAGTTTTATCCTTGGCTGCTCTTCTGGTATTTTCCCGAAATCAAACGATGCTTTACTATCATCGATTTCATATCGCCATTTATTATCTTTACCTAGATGCCATCCGGTTTCTTGGCGTATAGTTTCTATATCAGAATCGTTTCTATACATTTCTACAGCTTTATCGAGAGCAGTCTTGTCTGCTGTTGCAGAAGACAAGCCAGCATAAGATTTCTTAATACTGCTTGCGCTGGTGGGGCTTGCGCCTGATTTCTCCCCGTTGTAGTTGGCTGCGTCTTTCTTAACCCCTGCAACAAAGATACCAACAATATCATCAGCAGTGAGTTTGCCGGTAGGTATGCCGAGTCTGCGCAAGGCGCGCTTGACCGCTGCGATAATTTTACGGTAAAGCGGGAGAGTACGGTTCGCCTTGTCTTGTAGGTAGTACGAAAGTGCCTCTTCCCGAATCAGATCAGCATTACCACCTGGCTCGGCTTGCCGTGCCTTGTTAAATGCGGCCTTAACGGCATCAGACTGACGATCTTTTCCATCTTGCAGGGCTTCAAACGAGGCCAACAGATTGCCACGGTCTTTAATAAACGTCTTATCAGTATCAAGCAGCCGGTGTACCCCTTCATGCAGCAGCACCCCCTCAACCTCTTCAGGTTTGATATTGTCGGCTATCAGGGTAATACTGCCGTCATTTGGATGATAATATCCTGCGACACGTTTCCCATCTGGAGTATAAAACTTATCTGTATGTTTTGGCGGAGCTTTTGAGCTATCGATTATTCTAATAATCCTGTCAGCCCTCCACCTCATATACCCGGTCTTGCCCAGAAATTTACGCACTGCACGACTGGCTTGGGTGACGGTTGAGCCGGAAGATGAACGGCTGTTTTTTGAGTAGTGATGAAACTCATCATTGACAATGGACAGAAGATCATCTAAAGTCTTAATAGAAAGTCCCGGAGTCGTAGGTGATGATTCATGCTCTTGGGCACGAAGCAGCCTGCTAGGGACACGGGACTTTCTTATTCCAGACTCTGACAAATCGTAGAATTTTCTTCCCTGCCCATCCTCCCGAACAATTATTTTTGCCCGGTATGCCGTTCCATCGATATCAAGCAAGGAAAAGAAAGTATGTACTTTTTCCCCTTCGCGCAGAGTTTCGGTGTTAAACAGAACAGCGTTTTTCACTATTTCTTTCAGACCGACAATTGACGATAGATGCGCAGACTGCTTGCGCCCATGCGAAAAAGCCTTGCCTCTTCCTTTGGCCGAAAACCCTATGCTCCACCCTGTATCATTATTTACCTGCTCAGTCCCCTTGATTTTATTATTATAAATGCGCTTTGCCTGTTGCGGGGTGATTGCTTTGTTGAGCGTGATTCTGGTTGCCGATACTTTTTTATCAAGGACGGCCAATCTCTTTCCAGCCCTGGAGTAGAGGGGTGTGCTCTTTGCGCCATCGCCATCAACAGATAATTCCGCAGGTTTAGAGGACTTTCTCCCATTAACGCTTGATATAGGGTTACGAACCGTCAATTTTTCTATAATCTTCACACCATCTTTTGTTGTTGGAACGAAGTATCTTGTCTGGTAGTTGATCCTCTCTGAAAACATGCCGTACTTTTCAAGATTATGAAAATCTGCTCGATTGAGGCCTTTAACTTCAATCCTATTTTCACCAGATACCCGGCGACGCTCTATTCTGGTGCCGTCAGCGAGGCTGATTGTATCTCCTCCGTCAATGACGTTGCTGAATACATCAACTGCAGGCATATCGATAGTTGTCTTTGCCCCTGTAGAATCTACCCCTAGAGCATCAAGCACACTATCAAGTGCTTCATCAGGGATCATTCGCCCGATCATCCGTTCACCATCGTCTGTCTGTATCCGCATAATACGAGGGTTACCGCTGAGCTTATCCCAAATTGGCAATAATGCTCCTGTTATCAGGTGTTCTGTAGAGGTTGTTGTTGCCGGGACACTATCAAGATCATCATTCCAGTATTTTTTCGCCTCTGTTTTCTTGAGTTTGTTCCATTTCTTTTCCCCGAACTCAGAGGATGGAATGTTCTGTTTTCTGTAAGTTGGAGAAGTTAACACCATAGTATCAACAACCTGCCCAGTCTTCCTGTTGGTCAACATTCTCCTGGTAACAGCCCATGTCTTCCCGCTTATCTTGTTCTGATAATATCCATCGTTGGCATATTGTTTGGAGTTTACAAAAGACAACCGCTGCGCAGGATTTGTTACTGCCAATTTCACATATCGAGTTTCAGCACCAGATAGTTTATCGGTGTAGACAGGTATTTCCTTTACCTTTCGCACACTCTCTGCGTTAAGAGTCTCCATGCCAACATCAAGCGTCCCGGCCTTGGCATGGGCAGCAAGTACAGCATCGATTCTCTGTGAAAATTCATCGAATACCGTGTTCTGGCTATCGACATCCATGCTTAGGATTCTATTCAAGAACTGTATAACGTCAGGGAGTGTTTCTTTCAGTCTGCTGGTATCACTATCCGTCAGGTTGAGTCCTGTTTGCTTCTCGAACTCGCCCATTGTTATTCCTGCAACTCGACCCCTGTCAAGATCAAGGAACAGCTTGCGCAGAGCATCCTTAGCATAAGGGCTTTCCAGATTGTCACGTTCGCTAAATATCCCCTGGTTCCCTGTTTGCCGCTGCCCCTTGGTCAGGGCTCCGAGCTGTTCAAGGCGACGGGCAATGGAAGAGAGAAAACGCTTCTGTCCCTTCAGGTTTGAAGTTACAAGCCTGTACCGTGGCGGCTGCTTTTGATTCGACCTGTGGGTTCGCCCTAAGCCCTGAACGGCCTGGTCTGCCCTCCACCCAGGCTGCAGGAGATAGTGCTGACGCTTCCTTGTGTTGATTGCCGTGTTGTCGGCATGATAACTGCTACCTGTGCCACCAGCCTGAGAGAAGAAGAGAATGCGTTTCTTGTCATCCATAAAGTCTTGTGTGTCAGCCCTGCCAGAGGCCTTACTTCTTTTCTGGATCACTCGCTTCTTCCGCCCGTCTTTTTCCACCCAGACAACTCGCCTTTTCCTGCCGGTCACCTCTGCTACATTATCGACACCAAACTCATCAAGAATCTGGTCAAGGGGATTGTCAGCAACTTCACCTCTGATAGAGCCAAGCTCGTCAAGCAGTTGCTCACGCATCTTTACCGCATCTGCATTGAGGACAGGATTACCCTTTGAGTCTTGTACCGGCCTGCTTTTCTCTGCTCCATTATCGTCTGTATATGTCTCGTACTGCGTGACGGGGAAGCTGCGTTCAACCAGAAGCATCAGGTCGTCAAAAGGAGATATGTCAAGATCCTCAATAGACATCCCTTCATCAAGTTTAGCCAGGCCTCGTTCAGTCGCAGCCTCAAAGGTGTTCACCAGTTGAATTACAACAGAATCGCCATTTTTAATATCATCATGAATAGACTTGAGAACAGATGGCATCTGCAATGTAGTGATATACTGGCTGAAAAACCGTTGATTAGCGCCCCAGAAGTCTGACATCGCCTTAGCCCTGCCGCGATTATCTGCCCCGGTAATGCCTATGGCCTCATTTATATTCTGCAACACGGTCTGCCATGCTCCGGCAACAGTGTTATACATTTTATATTGATCTTCTGACAAATTATGTTCAACCCTGTCATATTCCACACCGTCATAACTGATAGACCTTGAAAGATATACCCCCATTGACTTCATATCCCTGGCGATAAGCTCCATAGCTGCTGTCCCGCCGGAAGAAATTTGATCAATGAAACTCATCTTGTTTGAGAATGCCGTCCCTTCTCCCCACAAGCCCAGACGTTCGGCATAGGAAAAGTTTTGAATCTCAGTAGCGCCTGTAGCCGAGAGGTAGACTACCCTTGCCTTCGGCAACAACTGTTGCAGTTCCACCCCTGCCAATGCCATCTTGGAGGGGGTAGTATTGCCCCTTTTCCCTTTCACAGGAACAGCGTTTCCCATATTGTGCGATTCGTCAAAGGCAATAACCCCGTCAAAGTCTTTTCCGAGCCAATCCACTATCTGCTGTAGCCTCGTTTTCCCTGGTTTGGCAGAGGTGCCCCTTGCTGATGACTTTAACGTGCTATATGTTGTAAATAACACCCCATCTCCAGTGGGAAGTGATCCTGTGGCCTTTGTTTTTGAATGAGGGAAAATGACATCCGAATCCCATCCTATACCGGCAATATCACGTTTTGCATCCTTAAATAAATTACTTGTTTCAGAGATCCACACCGCCTTCTTTCGTCCGTGGTTCCAGTTATCCCAGATTATGCCTGCGACCTCTCTACCTTTGCCAAGGCCGGTTCCATCACCAATAAGGAACCCTTGCCGTTCACCGTTTGGCAGTTCTCTCGTGTGCGCCTGACCGGCATAAACAACAGCTTCAAGCTGTGCATCGCTTAACGCCCCAGACTTAATTGTTCTTTTCGGAAGTTTTGGAGAATATGAAGGATCAGGCATCGATACTGAAGCCATGGCCGCACTTTGAGCAAGCGGGGCAGGGTGCTTCTTTGCGCCAGGAACTCTTACCTTTTCAGGTTTATACTCTTCGTAAACAGAATCTGAAATACTTACGTTAGAGTATTCACTATTCCGAGCAACGTCTACACGCAGCTCTCGTGGTATATCCTCGGCAGCGGATCTTTGTACGGATACGGGGCTGCCTTTATCGCTGTCTCCAGCACGTCCAACAGCTCCCATGCCGCTTCTTTTGGAGTCATTTGCTTTTTTAGAAGATGCTGCAGGTTGTCCCCCTCTATATTGTCCGCTGTCGCCATGAACTGGTGTATCTTTCGCGGATCTTCGAACGGAAGATATAGCTCCAGGATGTTGAGATATGTCGTTCGCTCCTTCATGTCCAGACCGTTTTCCAGGCCCCATCTCATCAGGCTGAGAGGATACCACCGGTCCGGGTCCAGAAACTCGTCCTTTGCTCCTGCTTCCTGCAGCTTTTTCTTTGCTATCCTGCTCAACCTGTCGCGATTGAACGTTTTCTCTGTCATTGCGTATGCCCTCCAGTAGTGGCACAAGGTCAGCCGGGCTGTCGACTTTCCCGGTAACTATATTATCTGTTGTCTGTCCTGTTTTGTCAATTACCAGCATCTGGTTGTCAAATGTGGTGCCGTATTTACGATACCCTTTGCCGCTCAGCCCAATATTCGCCCGGACATTATACTCATCCTTTATTTTGTTCCACCAGCCACTAAAAGAAGGCTTATCCATGGCCATGCCCTCGCCGACAATGGCAACCAACCGCCCCCCTGGTTCCAGGCGCTTCAATGCCTGTTCAACATGCTGGGCCCCCACCTGCGTCGCACGTTTCCCCTGTATCCTGCCAGCAGTGGCAGAGAATGGCGGATTCATCACAATAACCGTCGGCTTTACATCTGCTGGTAAAATAGAGTTCAAGTGTTCTGCATTTTCGCCAAACACCCTGTCGAAGCCCATCTGCCTGATAAGGCCACGCCTGCGATCAGAGAGTTCGTTAACAACGACGTTGGCCCCTGAATTCTTTCCGAAAACTGCGATACCGCCCACGCCTGCACTTGGTTCCAGGTATGTTTCACCTTTTTGTGGTTTGGCCACCCAGTTTGCCATATAAGCAAGCGGTGGAGGTGTTGAAAACTGCTGAAATTCGTCCATTTCTTCCGTTCGCTTTGATTGCGTAGGTATCAGCGACATCACATTTTCTGCAAGCAGATTAAGAGCAGCAGAGGGGTTTTCCGTTGCTGACGGGTTCAACTTTGCGGTGCTGTCAATATACTGATTAATACCAAGCTCTAAGGCGTCGTAGGCGTCTTTAGGTGTGTATTTGTTCTCTCCCTGCGTTCCGCCGTAAGCATCATCAGCCCATTTAAAAAGCTGTTGGTATGTAATTTTTTCATGCTGTTCAAGGCTTGTTTTTACGTTGTCTGCAACAGCCTGATCAGGCCCTTCATTTTGCGTAGTGACAACTGCCTTGTCGCCTGTCGGTGTTTCCCGTTGATCCGTCTTGACTTGTGAGTGCTTAGAGGATACATTATCAACAGAAGATTTGCTTTCCGGTGTAACGTTTGGGGCTTCCCCACCGGCCTTGTTGGGGTTTTCCGCAAAATCGGGGTTCTTGTCGGTCGAACCGGCCTGTGCGTGCGTAGCAGACCAAAGCAATTCTTTACCTTTATGCTTTCGTGACCTGAAAACTGTATTTACGGTGTAAAAGTCTGCATCTTCCGATGGCTTGAGTTGTATGTAGGCAATCTTGTCAGAACCATTTCTCTTCACCAACAACAACTGTCCTGCATATGCCGACCAAATCTCATTAAAGTTGGTCGCAATATCTTTTACGAGATCAGGCACATTGCCTTCCTTCACCTCTGGTAAGTCATTCGCATGGCTCTTCTCAATGTGAACCAACCCGAAACGGGCAGTATCGTCATCCCGCCCCTGCTGTAACCTGATTTTTCCAGCTTGCCGACGCATGAGATTTGCTTGTTCTCTGGATATCTCTCCAAAATCAAGACCTCCACCTGGAGCAAGAATAAAATCCTCTTGGTTTGTTGTTTCTTTTGGTAGATTTTTGCTTAATGCCTCCTGAGCCTCTGCCCGTAACGTGAGATTTGGTTTTTCGTTTCCACGGGTGATCTCCGTGTCAACCTTGCGCATATTGTCACGCTCAATCACCTTTACGGAATACCATTCACCATTTTCACCGTGATTGGGAAGGAATTCGATAAGCCCCTTGTTAATCAGGTTACCGATAACTTTTGGGCTTGGCCGGTATCCTGTATCAATCGGCTGTTTCTTCTCAGGGACAATATCAAAATCCTTGAAAGAGTTTCCGGCATTGAGCCAGTTCATTATTTCCCGCTGTCGCTTGGTGAGTTTTTTTGTAACCTGCCCGGGCTTACTTGCTTTTTTTGTTCCAAGAGTCACCTTGCCGACAGCGGGCCCTTGTTTCGGCGCATCTGATTTCACCCATTCTTTGAAATCATCCATTGACATTTCAACAACATCTTTTCCGCCTTTCCACCCCTTCTCGTAGTTGGCGTTGTATGTTTTCAAAGCTCCGGCCTTGGTGGTATCTCCAATGATGACCTTGTGCTCGTCAAATTTGTTTCCGTCATACTGGTTGACGATATAGACCTTCTTGGCTCCGCCCTTGTAGCCACCTTTGAAGAAGACATCAACATGGTCTTTATCAAAACCAACAGTCCCTTTAAAGTAACCGTAGTCGTGTTTCATCTTTTGTGACCACTGCCGGCCGCTCTTATCTGTCCCTGATCTGGTTGACCCCGCAGGGTTCTCTATGGAAATATCCATTCCATCCAGGCGCACATGGGCTTTTTTATAATTTTCAGCTTTCTTCTGGGCATCAGACGGATTAACATTGACATCCTGCCCGTGAGCGACAGAGGCCTTGTTTCCAACGGCCTGGACTTGATCTTCGTCGGCATTGGTTTGGCCAGTGACATCTGAACCATATCCCTGCTGTAACTTCTCAAAGTTGCGCCGCCTTTTTTTAGCATTCTCTGCATCTTGCACTAGCCGCGAAGAATCCATAAAATCGTTTGCCAATTCGCTTTGTAGAAGGTTTTTATCCTGCTGGTTGATATTAACAGGAGAAAAGCCGCCATCATGAGGATACGCCTTGCCTGCAAGTTCTTGTTTGCCGTCCACAGTATCAGGTGCTTCCACGTCTTCACTCTTGGTGGCGACAGTGGAAGCACCTGATAGCTCCTGCTCCCTCTTAGATATTGCCCTTTCAAAAACCTTGCTGAAAGGAATTAACTCTTTGTAGTTGCCAAGGTCATTCCCGATGTTGGCCTTCATCTCTGCAAGCCTGCCGGGATCAGCCGTATTGATATCAGACAATACGGCCTGAACAGTATGAACGGTTTCCTTGCTTGCGCCGGACTTCGAGAGATCTTCGCCTAGCCTGTCAAGCTCGGAGTTGTCAAGGCTTTGCGCTGGTTCTTTAGTTGAGCCGCTTTCGCTACTCAGATCACTGTTGATTTCCGTATCAACAGGAACGTCCCTGTAAGATACATCAGGGGTAGAAAACAATTTCCGTTGAGAACTTTCAGGGAACGGCGCTTCAGGGTTGTATTCGGCAAGTCCCTGATCCATGGCGGTTCTGTCCGCCGCTTTCTGGGCCCTGTCCCGTTCTGCTGCTCTTTCGCCAATCAATTCGTTCAGAGCGTCACGGATAGAGCCGGTTGCGGCTCGACCTATGGGGTCGTTTTCCATCTCGCTGTCAAGGGCATCCCACATCTCGCCCATTTCCCCGTATCTCTCCTCAAGAATGAGGTCAATATCACTTGATGAGACACCACCATCAGTTGGGTTATTTTTCATCTCCAGCAGGTCACGGGTGGGCAGGTTCTGTTTCTTTAAATCAAGAACAGCCCTATTCCTCTCCAGCGCCCCCGGATCAGGTTTTCTGTTCAGATATTTATCATCTGTTGGGATTGCCAAAGGGCGGTTCATTTCGGCCATGGGTAAGGCCTCTTTCAACCATTCGTTAGCAAGCGACTTGTCACTTTCGGCAACTGAATCATATACAGCCTTGACCGCTGCAATCCTGTCTTGCCTGGAAACTATTTCAGGGCTGGCGGTCAAAACGCTTTTTATCTGCTCTCGCCTCCGGTTGTCAGCAATATGAGCAGGACCAGACAAAGCGAATGTAGTGAAAAGAACAGGTCCAGCATTAACCTTCAGGCTTTCACCTATATCACGCAGGCTTACACCTTCTTTCTCAAGTCCTGAAAAATAATCAAGCTCCTTGCTTCCCATATCCTGGGAAGTTTCAGTTGCAAGCTCGCCAAGATAAGCCACTCCAAGGGTTCCAAGAAGTTTACCCTTGCCTGTCTTGACCATGCCTGCGGCTCGCCTGATAATATCGCCTTTAGCTTTCCCGGGGATAAACTTGCCAAGAACTCCCGCTGGTATCTTGGTTTGCAGCCATTCGAGCCCACCCTGAACAATACCCTCCCCAGTGGCATAGGCGATCTTCTTTGCTTCAGACATGCCGGGCTTCTTTTTGGCCAACTCGTCATACTTCTCTTGGGCCATTGCCCCCCAAAACTGCCCGGCAACTCCTCCTGGCATGACCATTCCAGGAGCCATCATGCTGACCATTTCTGTTCCGCCGACAACCGCCTTCATCGGGTTGTACCACGATCTGTCTTTATTCTTCTCAGACTCTGCAAATAGCTGTGGATTGCGCTTTATCACGGCCTCTATGCGGTCAACAGCGTCCTTAAATATACCCTCTTCTTCCATAGATGAAGGGGTGAACCATTGCCCAGACTGCGCAACCATTTTTGTTCCCTTGGCAAGCCCACGAGCCCCGGCACGTCCTACCTCAGCAACGCCGCCAGAAAAACCGTCGCCTGTTGGAGCAAGCGGGATATCGGCCTTGCTTGACGTATCGAGGAATTTTTTTATCGTCTTTCCGTCGTACCCGTGGTGCTGGGCCTTGGAAATGAAACTGGTGTAATCAGGGGTTCCGCTCGCATCGTATGAATCAGGATTGGTGTCGCTGAACAGGTAATTAAGTTGTTCCTGCTGTTTTTCAGGACTGAGCTCATCTGCATTTTTATACTGGAATTCGTTACGGGCCATTACCGGGGCGAACAGTCTCTGAGCAAAGTTATCTTTTGACGTGTCTCGCTTTTCCCAATTGCTACGGTTATCAATGGGTTTTGCAGGCTGTTCTTCGAGATCGCCCCGATCTGAATACCGCTTGCGGCCACCGGCGGTTCTGATTATCCTGCCACCGCCTTCATTCTCCTGTATGGCCCTGCTCGCGCCCTCATCAAGAGTAGAGGCAGCACGTTCATTAACGGGTGAATGGGTGGGCGCAAAAGACCCCACGTCTCCAAGGCGTGTCTGCCCTAATGATTGTGATTCCGCTGCTGGCGTCGAAACCTGTGCTTCAACCATGCGGCCACCGCCCGGGTTGTCTGCAATTCTATTTTCTGCGGCACTGACCATTGAAGCCATCTTTGCCCCCTGGCCACCAGCACTTACCGGCCCCTGGGCAACAGCGCCCAGCCTGTGACTATTTGCACCGCTATTCCCTGACAATATTTCGTCAAACACGTCAGGTTTTCTTTGTGTTGCCCCTTGCTCGGAAAGTATGTCGTCGAAAACATCTCCCATTGTGGTATCTCCAGAAAATAAAAAAGCCCGATTGAACGCAGGTATCTACGCTCAATCGGGCTAAAATTGGTTTCCTTCTCTCAGGACCGTTTAGTATCCGATAATTTATTCGATTTTATTTAGTATAGCAGAACGGACATGCTGTGACAAACATAAACTATTGCACCACGTTTCCTGGCCGATGCTGGCTCATTATGTATCGAAACAGGTCAGGGTTGGACTTGTTCAGCTCTGCTAAATATGCTTTATTTTTTTCAGAGGCGTTTGCCGGGTCAAAATCAGGCCCAAGGGTGATCCTCGCCATATCAACATCGTCACTGCTGTATGGGCTGGAATTCACATCAGGCCCTTTCCCAACATCTTTTAGTCCCCCAAGGCTGCCAGTAATTTCAGGCTCAGATATTTCCCCTGTTGCCCTGTTTGTCCTCACTAGCCGTTGCCCGACCTTGACCGGCCCCAGCCCTTTACCGTCATCGGCGTATTTATCAATTTTTTCAAAACTGTATTGGTCTGCTCTTCGCTGCGGGAATTTAACAGATCTCAAACCAGATACAAACTGCGATCCATTCTGGTTGACAAGGCCTTCAACCTCTGGTCCACTGAGGCCAGACTTCACGGCATCTATGCCTAGACCACGCACATCCGCCTCCTTTAGCCGCCCCCTGGTCAGTCGATCATCAAGCACGGCCTTTTCAGAATCAAGATTTCCTCTGAGCGTGGTATTTTCCAGCGTATTTAACCCGGCAAGAGCGGTATTGTCTAATGTGTTTGCACCGTTCAACCTGGTATTTTCCAGCGTATTTAACCCGGCAAGAGCGGTATTCTTCAGCGTAGTCTCATCACGATTCATTGCTCTGCTGGTCGCGCCGTCCTCCGTCATTTGCTGCCTGTAATCAGCGCCAATCTGTTTATTAAGAACCGCTCGACTCTTCCACCCGATTCCTGATTCTTTTGTAAGATACTTAGGGCCTGTTTCTTCTTTGTCACTGTAATCAGGATGTATCGGCACCGAAGATCCTTTCCTTGAATTGAACCTGTCTATTTGTGCTGTCGGCCTTACCGGTGTCCTGGAAAACCGCTTCTTCTCATCTGGAGTCCAACTGCTGTTAGAAATGCTGTAACTTCCCATTCTATTCACCTATTATAATATTGGTCTTCCATTCCGTTGAAGTACCTCTGGAGAAGGTACTGGTTATATGCTCTGTCGTAAATGGCGGTGGCTTTTCGCTATAACAATCGCTGCAATCTTCAAAAGTTGGGAAATATGCCGGAGCCTGCCAGGCTGGAACATCCCCGTGAACATCGACTATATTTTTTATGAGAAAAACACCTCTCTGCCCAAACTTCTCAGATGTGTGAGGCAGCTTTATTAAAAATCCCCTGTCCCACGAATCATCTGTCATGCCTGAAATGTAGAAAAACTTAGGCGTTATCTCAACTCTTGTAACTATTATACCATACCTGTCAGTGAAATGAGGCGGCAAATCTACGCCACCAAAAGAAATATCCATTCTCCATTTTAACGATCCGTCAACAGGGTTGATACTGGTGAATGTCCACCCCCAGTTGGGATAATGCTTTTCAGGCAAACGCCTTGAGTAAATCAATTCATTGCGTGTCGTGTCGTAATGAAGCTGAGGCCGAATAAACGCCGCCCCCCCTGAATAAGCATTTCCAGCCTCGTCAGTCCTTACGCTGGCAATATCTTCACCGATTGCCCAGAGGATGTTCCCGGCATGGTCTATTTTATGTATATAGATATTCGCTCTTCTGTTGGCGATGCCGTCCGGTGACTGCTGAAAAAACGTTACTGTGTAGAGGTTCCCGTGGTCATCCATTACGCCGCCACGCCCGTACATCCTCGTAAAATTGCCAATTGGGGTGGTCACGTCAACAGGGTCTAAAATAATTTTTTTAGACCACAAATGGCTACCAGTTGACAGTGATAGCTTTGTAACAGTTGCTGCGAACAAAGTGCCGAAAACGCCGGTTGAGCCTATTATATAGACTCCGCTTTGGTATATAGAAATATAAGTCGGGTAATTACCAGTATTATATTGTTGACCACCAGGAGAAGTGAGGAACCCAAATGATTTTGTCCAAATTTCATTGCCATCCTCAGACCCGACTGTGAGGATAGACATATACGTGATGGGGAAAAGAGGGTCATTCCGCTTAGTGTCTACCATGGCAAGTGCCACAGTAGACGACAAATAAAAAAGACTCACTGCGTTAACCAAGTCATGGCTTGGAATACGTATTATCTTAATCCCCCATCCTTGATGAGGGCAAAGCATTCTGCAATTCTTATCACCTTCATCAGCGGCATATACCGTGCCGAAGTCGGTAATAGCCCCACCCCAGCCGGTAAGGGCGTCACTGTCTGCCCCGAGGGTATCAGCAGGTGTTAAAAAAGTTAATATATTATTACCAAACTCGCTGAGTTTTATAACAGAGAAATGACCGCCGAAGTCAGCAGGGGAAGAAGACCCTCCGGTAATCCCAAACAATTCCAATTCACCGTCTGAGATCGGTCGAAACTCAAATAGAGAGCTGAGCAGCTCTCCATCAACCTTAATGAACAAATACCAATAATTTGTTGATTCTGTATCGCTCTCGCCGCCATAAGCTGGAGGTGAAAACATCGTAATATAGGGGTGACCGTTATCTATGGTAGCAGTGACAGACTTGCCACCCTCAAGGCGGACTGTCCTGCTCCCTGAATCCTGCTTCAACAGGGCAAGCTGATTTTGCAAAACGGCAAGGTTCGAGTTTGCCTTTCCTGAGAGCCGTTTCGCCTCTTCCTTGTTGCCGGTATATTTTTTTGCAGGATGAAGTATCAATTTACTCTATAGGATCGTGTTCGTAACCATGGCTTTCTGAAAGGCTGTCATGGTGGCCCCATTGCTCACTTCTCGATTCAGATCCGGAATATCCAATATTTGCACCAGCGTTAACAGCATTCAAGGCCCCATGGAGAGACTGAGCCGCAAGGGTAGCCATATCGTTTGCCACTTTTTCCTTTAACTGTGCCGCAGTGGAGTACCCGCTAATCATGTTCTCAGCTTCAGCTATACTCGCCCTCAGCTCCATGTCACCGGCCTGAATACGAGCCTTCAACTGCTCAATATCAACTTGAGCATCTTTGTTGTACGAGTCTGCTTCAATGCCGTAGCCAGTCATTTCAGATTTGAAAATATCCGCTACATTGCTATTCGTCTTAGCGGCCGCATCGACCCGCACGGAACAGGCATCAATCTTAGCTTTGTATTCATCGAGCAACGCCGTGTTATATGCACTGGTCGCCTTAATCCCCTCTACCTGGGTTGAAACATACGTCCTGTTCCACTCCATCACAGCAAGGTATTTCTTGATTGCCTCTGAGTAGAGCTGCACGGCAAAGGTAGCAACAGACTTCTCGTATTCAAGGCTTCGATCTTCCCGTTTATCAAAGCTGTTCCTGATCAGCTCTTCCAGTCGTAAAGCAGAGGTTACAGAAAATTGAGCATTCTTCTGGGCAAGGTCACCCTGCGCCACAATTATGTTGTTATTCAGGTCGGTGTCTTGCCGCAGTATTTCTGCGTTAATCGCACCAATTGCAGCTGTTAAGGCTCCTGGAGGTAAGGTAAAACCCCGTGCGGCTATATCCTCGTTCACCTTTTGATATGCTTCGTCGTTTGCGACCCTCTGCCGCTCCTGGCCACGGGCGTAAATTGCTGCCTCAACATCAGGATCAAGGCCAGTTGTACCATTAACCAGGTCGGCCAACAGCTTTGCCAGCACAGGCCCGTAAATGTCAGAGTCATAAGCCCTTTCCGCCCAATCAATGTCAGCACTGGTAATATCATCAGGCGGATCAGTGTTGATCATTCCCGACAAATCAAGGGTAGGGATAGCCATCAGGGCCGGCTCAGTCTGATTGCAGTCAGGAATTTCCACTAACTTGCTATAATCAAACCGTGGAACAGAGGCTTTATCCGGTGCATTGAGTGTGGTGTCAATGCTGGGCGCAATTACACTGCTGGACGGCGCATCCTGAATAAGCGAATAGAGTACGCCCAGGTACCCAGAATTCCCATCAGCCCCAACCAGTAAGTTAACCATCTGGGTTGCAAGGGCCAGCGTCTCATCAAATCGAGATATTACCAAATCCCAAGGGGCATCAGGCGTTGGCAGAAAATTACTCCTGTCAATCGTTACCTTTTCGCCTTCATTTTGCATTGTCATACATGGCCCTCATTTAAGATCACCACCATGGCCATGATACTGTCCATAGAGAAATCACAACCATTGATGTTTGCTATTTTAAAAGACCAGTACCGGCCTTTTACATCTCTGCCAATAGGTATTCTGGTGCGCTGTTGCTTGGGTCTGTAACTGGGTATAAAATATTCCCTCTTTACGACTTCATCGGCGTAAACGGTAACCTTCAGATCTTCGTCACTCTCAAACCCAAAATACATAAACCGCAATCTCTTAGGGTTCGAGATGCCGAAGTCGGTCATGTTCAGATGGAACCACGCATCTATTTTTTCTTCTCCGTCAGAGGTTCCACAACCTATCTGATACACGCCTTCAGGCCCTATGGCCAAGAGACAGTGGCCGGTATTACAGTATTCAGTAAACGGGAAATTATTATATTGAGTTGTCGCCCGGTTAAGCATATTGGTGTCTAAAGTTGGCAATCTGAACCTCTTGTGTAAGAAATGGTATCGTCTGACAAGGTGCCGTCGGTATGGCCGGTTATGACAATTTCAGCCAGGTCAATAAAGCCATAGCCAACAGCATTCAAGCTCATGTGTCCGGTTATATCTATTTCAGAAATATCAATACTGCCCGTCACCAAGTGTCCACCAAGCAGTGTTCCGGATATAGCCACATCATCAACAGAATAGTCGCCTCGCATAACTGCAAGCTGCCTGGCTGATCCGGTTATCGTTATTTCTTCAATGGAAAAGCTTCCATCCATAACCGGCAACAGTGAAGCGGAGGCATTGATAACAGGCTCATCTACAGTAATGGCCCCGATTGCCCCAAATGCTCCGGTGATCCTTGGTTCGGTTATGCCTACCGCCCCGATACAATCACCTGTAGGAATGACGAAGTTGAATGAATCGTCAAAGGCTATGCTGGTAACAGCGTGTAATCGTTGATCAGTGGTAAAAGAATAAGCGCCCTCGGATGCCTGCGTGATAAAGGGACTCATATTTGCAAACGCCCCACCAAACCGACTGCGTACCATAATCCCGGCAGCACCCATAATAGGCATGTTGCTGTACCCTGTTACAGCATGAGGTGGTTGGTAAATCTCTGATCTGGCCTCTGATGTAAGGGCGGCTAAGCTGGCTCTGCCCTCTGCCACATCGGTACCGCTGTAGGCCCGTGCCGCAAACGGGGCTAAACTTACACTGGATCCGGAAGGGAAATAAGCTCTGCCCTCGATAAGCCCAACCCCGGAAAGAGTGGCTGAACCCATTTTAGAGGAAGTGGCCATTGCAAAGCTGCTGCCAGAGCCTGACAACAAAGCGTCGTAATCCCATGTTGCAGCAAGGCTGCCTGAACCACTTAATACTATTTTTGACTCAGCCAGTATGAGCGTACCAGTTCCTTGCATCTAAGCAGCCCCGTATTGAACTTCGCCGTTGGTAATATCTGAATCCTCAACCATGTCAGGTGCAACTCTCAAATATGTGAAAACGTACAGTTCGGCCAGCATACTGAAGTTGTCAGCGCCTTCAACCACCTTGACCACTGAGCCTTTGCAAAAAGAGTATACTAACCGCCCGTTTTCCTGCCGGGTAATCCTCACCTCCCCGCCGAGAGGTGAGCCAAGATGTACTTGTGAATTAACAGATCCATTATCAGCGGCAAGAACCCCGCCAAGATCGACAATGACAGAATTTTTAAAACTGCCAAGGCTATGACCGAGCATAGATTTAAGGCCAACCGCCAGTGCACAGGATTCAAACCCGCCATCTGGTATTTTACAGGTGAATCGTTGCCCAAGGCCAAGCTTGTAAATAGACCGTGACCATGTATTCCAGCCACGATTATTGCTGTAATCGATTTGGGTAGGAGTAGGAGGGACACCGGGAGACGGAGGCACCGCCGGACGTTCAGGGGTGCAGGTAGTCACATAATCGCAGTCTTCAACAGACGTTCCGGAAACCCAGACCTTTGCATATTGCTTAACAGCTGTACATTTCGGTGTTCCTGCTGGCGGGTTTTCGGCCATACTGCAACCGTCGGGGACATATTTTGTCCCTATGTACTCATATTCCCAATGGCCGGAATCAGGACTACAGTTCTTTTCCGTAACGCAACGTGCTGGAACAGCCGGGGAGCCTGCCGTGGCAGGGGTGCCAGGATTACCAGGGATAACCGTTAAAATCTGCTTCTTCTGGACGTAACTCATCAGCAAGCCACCACGGGGAAGACCATTACATCTGTATCAGTGCCATTTGTAACGGTAATAGTTATAGATTCCCCGACATCAAGGTAGGTGAATCCTATCACATGATTTTGCCCCGACACCAGAAAGGGGCCATCGTAGTATTCTCCTCCAGAGGTAAGCTCATAAATAACGTCCTCACCAGCGTCAGAATCTATTGTCCAGTCACCATCACCTGGATTATTGACATAGATAAAAATATCGTCACCCCAGCAATGCCGCCAAACTGCTGGGGTCAGCGTCCGGTTAATGCCAAACGATTCAGTACACTCCTCAGCCTGACCTGTATTCCCCGTGTAAAAAGGACAACCCATTATGCACTCTCTGGCAGCCCGATGGTGAAATAATCAATCCGCTGGTCATCACCCAGTATCAGGTTAACGTCATTAACCAGCAAGTCAGCATTGACCGTGCCTACACTGCCCTGGAGCCTCAATGCCGTGGTAGACGCTGCGTTGGTGTCAGCCACATCACACACCCGGTAATAAGTGGCCGTCCCGTTGGCCAGAACCGCTCCGTGCCAATCCTCTGAGGCCGTCTTTACAATCGTCCCGCCTACAGGAGTCATATCAAAAGAAACATACCCGGCGGCCAAGGCATCAACGGTTATCTCAACCAGCTTATTTGATGAGCCAATACTTGCACTTGAGTCAAGTGGCACAATGCCATCATAAATCTGCACAACCGTATCAAGGCCGTTCATCATCATCGCCAGTGCCTGCAGTAACTGGTCCCGTAAAGCGTCTGAAATAAAAAACATCTGCTATCTCCTTAATCGAGCATGGCCAGAATAAAACCGGCATTGAAAGTAACAATATCATCAGCCGCCAACACCCTGTTAGCAGCAAGAGGCCCCTTAAACAGAGGATTTCCACCAGTTGACGCATCCCATAAAGATAGGTGTGTTACGGTGTATCCGCTCGACCCGGAATTCACCTGAAAAGAAACCGCTGTTGAAGACGCTGTTTGCCCACTGGCGGGGGTGGCCATAGTAATGACTTTGCGAACATAGTCAGAGTCCATGGCAGTCGTGACTTCATTTGAAGCCGCATCTTCGCCAGGATCTCCCGTATGCAACGCCACATAAACCGCCGTTGGCCGGGTAACTGCGTCTGTAGTCAACAGCCACTGCAGCAGTAGGTTTTCTGAAAAATTAGTTAATCCGCTCATAATTATAACCTCGTTTACAGAGCAATTTGGTATGAATCAAGGGTAACAGTTTCACCCGCCTTGAGTCTGGTACTGGCCATGGTGATTTCCGTGCTTGATCCTGTAGATATAGCTCCGTCGAGCCGTTTAGCGGTGGTGCTTGCCCCTGTCACACGATCATTGTCATAATGGCGAAACCAACCGGCGTACCCGTCAACCAGGACAACCATTTGCCATGTTTCGGTAGATGATTTAGACATTATGCCATTGGTAGCAGCCTCAAAATTAAGACCATTGGTGGGCTGACCTGGGATAAATGGTTGAGCATCTTTTGTCATGTACCCCAACAACGTGCTTCCGGCTTCCGTCTGATCGGCATCGGTTGGCTGTGTCCCGGTAAAGACGCCAATAACTCCATTGGCTAAAATGTCCGGGTAATTGCCTGCTCCAGCAGTTCCCAGGGCATTCCGGAACCCTGTAGATCGTCTTTCTGACATTATCTTACTCCTAATAACCTGTTGCTATGATATGGGAACCATCGACAAGACATGCCCCATTGTTATACCCTGTTGGATATTTCACTTTTTTGTTTATCACGTTCATCATCGTACCGTCCGGCAGGCCGATACAATGGCCTTGTGCTGAATTCCAGACAGCGCACAGGCCAGGGACTTCAAAGCCAAAATCAATTGCGTCAGGAGAATCAAGGCCCTGGCTGCCATACAGAGCCGGATAATTTGCTTTCAGCTCCTGGATAAACTCACCAGGCTTACTTCCCCTGAAAAACCATGTCACATCAGCATCAGATACAAAGACCCCACCCGCAACCGGCTTAACCATTTGTATCGGGCTATCAAACTGCACATGGTTAGCGTCGAGGCGAAACGTCCCGTAGTTCATGGGTTGTGACCACATCAAGGCCTTATCAACCACAATAAAGATATGCCCGGCCCACCAGAACAGCATGGTGCCTCTTGGGGCTTCGGCAAACTGTTTTGTGGTTGTCGGCCCGGTATAGTTTGCTGCTGGCCATGGATGAGAAACCCCATCCTCAATAAATCCGTTTTGAAAACCATTGCTGTAAAAGGTCTTTCTACCAACCTGGCAGTACCAAATACGAGCTCCCTTGGTTAATCCGCTCCTGACACCATGCACATGATCACGTTTGATCTGCATGATAGAAGTGTCGTTATCAAAGTTCAGCCCGACAAAGGTATCTCCATTGTTGCAAAACACCGAATGGTACGCTCCGGCAAACTTGAGCAATGTTCCACGCCTCATGCCTATTCGGCCAGTCCTGTCTATGCGAACATTGCTACACGACGACAGACCCGCAACAGTCCCGTCATGCTGAACCCGTACAGGATCAACGATAGTGTCAAGGCCGGAAATAGCGCTGCATATAGAGATTTTTTTCAAGGTTTACCCTAACCACCGAAGATTACACGCTGGCCGGACCGGAAAACTAATCCCTTCTCGATATGCGTAAACATCAAGATTTGCCAATCGTTCATTGAATTGCGCTTCATGCTTGTTCGTGTTTACCTTTGCCCCCTCTATTCCATCCTCAATTTTATTAAATATCTTGCTGCAGGCTTTATGTATCAGGCACCAGTCAAAGTCATCATTATTTGCCAGGCCCTCGGGAAAACTTGTTTTTTTATCCTCGACAACGCCAGGTCTGCGATAATAAAACAGCTCAATGTCTACAGCGGCGGAGGGGACAGATTGATAAATTAAATTCTTTCCATTAACAGCAACACCCGCAACGTCCCCTGTTTTACCGGCAGAGACAGTCCCCATCATCATTGAGAGTGTTTTTAAATCTTTGTGAATATCAATTTCTTTTCCATCCACGTTGGCAAGAAACAGGCCTTTATGGTAGTCATCAGGCAACGGGGCGCTGTACCCATTTATTGCCGTAGTTACAACTTCGTGACCGTCCGCCAGATCTGGCAGCAATAATGTCTCAGAGACAGAGACAATGGATTGATTTAGATATTTTAAGATGAGATCTCTAAAATCGTACGGTTCGCTGTCAACGATATCAATAATTTCACTGATCAAATCAGGTGCGTTCATCTCTTTACCTAACCAGTCCGTTGCACGCTGAGCACGGGCAAATTCCGCCCATACTCAGCGTCATTAATAACAGAGCCGAACTACCCGGCAGTGTTGATAAATTCAACCAGCAGTTTTACCTTTTTATCGGCATTGCCAGCATTGTTGGTAGCAATCAATATCGTAATATCATGCTTAAAAGGCACTTCTCTGACATCTGCAATTACGGCCTGATTAGCCACTGACAGATCAATCGCATCCTTAAAAAACTTGGTATCGTCGATCTGGTTTTCGTCCCGTGACGCATAACCAATATCAATGGAACCGGTCATGCCTGACTCTGCAATGGCGGTAATCCGCAGGTATGAGTTGTATTCAGACATCCTGCGCATGAGTACAACTGTCCCGTTAGGCTCATTGCCCGCAAATGTATAGGACTGCACATCAGCGGAGACGTTACCGACTCCAGACTCACAAGCCGGTGATTTATAGTTCTGTGATTGCATTGTATTTCTCCCAAAAAAAACAAATTATTGTGGCCCCGAGACAAAACATCTCAGCGCCACAAGTTATAACCTTCATTACTGATCGGCTATCCGCTTACAGCTGCGTCAAATGCACAAACACCGTAATCATTCATCCGGCCGGCATTATCCTTAAAGCGTACCTTGGCAAGTCCAAGTACCCAGTCCATCCATTGACGCCACCAGGCATTCTGATTGTAAACTTCACCGTCCATCTTAAAGTTACCCATTCCGCCGGGGAGAACATTGCCATAGGCCATGGCCAACGCCTGCCCCCCGAGAATGATTCCACGCTCCACGTTAACGCCTGCGGGCACGACCTGATCGACTTCTGTCGCATCGTCAACGCTGTCACATACCTTGACAGATTCGCCTTCCTTCCAGCTGATAGGCTTCAAATAGCGGCGAAAGAGGATGTTATCTTTCATGAACATCTCGCCTTTGAACAGCGGATGATTGAACCCTGAAGTACGCTTAATGGCATTTGAAACGTAGTGCTGAAAATCCGTCGAGGACGCTTCATAATCAGTCCACATTTTAGGCGTGATAAACGCAACGTACATGGGATCGGTGCCGGGTGATTTGTCGCTTCCGCCCAGACTTACAGGCTGGGGAGGATGAGACATCAGTTCAATTTTTTCTTTGAATTTTCTGGTGTCTGCAGCGGTAAAGATGTCTGCGTTTGTTATGGCAGCCCCGTCAGAGCCGTCGATTGATCCGGCATCACCACAATAGAATTTTCTGTCATAGGTGGGAGCAGTCACGTCATTAACCATGATCTCTGCAAAATCAGGATCAGACGCAAGGGGGAGTATGCGGTCGCTGCCTGATGCTGTGCCACGGGCACCAGCGAGCATGGTCAACGCAATCTCATCGTTCACATTGCCGTGATATTTGGCCAGCAACGGACGACCTAGCTTCTTCCGATTGTAACCAACCTTTTGCGCTTCCATCATCAGCGGCACTTTTACCGCATGGTGATACTGGTCAATCCGCATTTTAAAGGTAGCTTCGCTGATATCCTCTTCATAGCCGTCACGCTTGGTTATGCCCATTGACGGTTTTTGAACAAGATCGTGAATAATGGTAACACCGACCTGGTTACCATGGGTTTTGCTCAGGTCATTGATCTGAACAACAGGGGCTGTTGGAGGGGTCTGCTTTTTGCCATCCTGGGCGCTGATCATGCTCGGTGCGTCGGCAGTGAGCAGGTTAGGAAGAGAGTGCTGCTTATGGCACTCTCCGAATACAATTCTGTCCGCAAGGACTTGGCGAGAATCTGCCATGATAATACCTCGTAGAATAGAGAGTTAATTGTCTATTCCCATGAGGCCTTTATGGCGTGACGGGCTTCACCCCACCGTGGCACAAGATGCGAGGGTGGGGTGGTTACTTCGTTTTTACTTCTTTGCTTTTCCCTTATTCAATTCCTGCTCAGAGATAGCAACAAAATGTTTGGCCACCCGAACCAGAATTCTTAAAAAATCCTCAAGTTTCATGTTGGCCTCAAATATTAAGCGCCTTGTCAACTTCATCTCGTTCAGACTCTGACAAACGGTTATAAAGTTCTAACTGCTTATCCGGATCATCTGTTGAGAGAATCTTGTTCAAGGCATTGTTATTGTTATCGTTAACGGCAGGGGCGGCACCTTGAGCACCGGTGAGCGAGTCGGGCATCTCCGCCTGATCTGGCTGTGCCTTTCCGGTACCGCCTTTGATATCCTGCTTCACCTCTGTTACAACTTTTTCAAACCGCTCTTCAAAGGAGAGTTTTTGGTACTCTGGATCTTTAAGGAGTTGATCATCTTTTTCAACAGCCAGTTTCCACAACGCAGGCGATTTCTCTCTCCAATAAGAGAGATCATCATTCGACTCTATCGCCTCAGAAATGGCTCTGTTTACCATCTCATCATTTGGTTGCGCTGCTGACGTTGTTTCCTTCTCGCCAGGAGCAGGCTCAGGCTCCGGATCTGGCATAGCCTTCCCGGGGTTATCGCCACCCTGCCTCTTAATGATCATAGCGGCAGCCGCCATCATGTCGGCCAGCTCATCGCCATATTCATCCCGTATTTCATTGATATTCTCGTCAGAGAACGCTTCCATGGGGCCGTCTGGGAGATCAATTCCTTTACGTTCCACGGTTTGCTCTATCCAGTTGAGCTTATCCTTCAGTTCGGCAAGTTCAGCTTCCATCTGTTCAGCCATGGCCGCTTTTTCCCGAGCTGCATCAAGCTCCGCTTTCAACTCCCGCCGTCGCTGCCTTTCGGCTGCCCACTTTGAGGGTGGGCTTATGTGCTTTACGGGATCATCCTCTTCGCTGTTACCTGTAGCAGGTTCTCCGTCCTGTATGGAGACCTCCGGTTCTGCGGCATCTTCTCCACCGGCAGGCTGTTCGCCTTCTGTGCCGGCCGAGTCGTCGCTATCGCTTTCGGATTTATCCACTACCGTCTGGTTCTGCTCAGCAGCATCTTCACCGCCGGTCTCTTCGCCCTCAATCAAACTGTCCTCAAGAGCGACAAGTTCCTCATGGCTCAGATTATCAATGTCATCCAGTTTACTATCCGTACTCATAAAATCTCTCCTTGTTTTTACAGTGTTGTCTCACGGGACAGGCTTTGCAACCGCTTGTCAGGGTGGGGCGCTACAGGGTATTGCTGCGCCGGTTCTTCCGTTCTCCCTATACCCCGAGGGACAGGGTTCGCCAAGTGATCGGCCTGGCCTCCCTGCATTTCCTGATCAGCACTTCCACTCCCTGCCTGCTGGCCTGGAGAGCCAATCAGTTTAAACTCTCTTAACAGCTTGGCCGTTTCTACCCGTTTTTTAAGAGCATCAGCCAGGTGATTATTGGCCTGGGCTTTTTTATCCTTTGCAGACGCCTCTTTTTCCGCAATGTCAGCAAGGAGAGCCCTGGTTTCCATTTCTTTTTGCTGTTGCGCTTCATTTTCTTGTTGCGCCTCCATCTCTGCCCGCTTGTTCTCGTCTTCCTCGTAGCCAAGTTTTTTGTTTATAAGCTTCATGGCCTGCTCTTTTTTTGGCATGTCTGAACTCTCGATCCAAAACGGGAGCAGTATTGGCTTGAAATCATCCGGCATTTTATCAATAATACCGGTTATGCGCTGGTGGGCATGTTGCCTGTAACCAGCGCTTGTATGCACCGGTTGCAATGCAACCTGCCCCCTGAAAGTGGCGACCCTGTTATTAATGCCGTCATTGAGCACGACCATCTTTTTTGCCTGCCCTATCTGCTGCGGGATTTTCACCACTTCAGGATTTACGCCGATGTCCTCAACCAGATATGAGAACACCAGATCCCCGACCATTTTACGGCCCAGCTGATAGTTTGCGTTGATTTTGCCAAGCGTCTGCGCTCCAAGTTCGGCGATGCTCTCAACCGCTATCCCTGACTGACTAGCCTCTGTCTGCCCCTGAAACGTCTGATAAATACCAGAAGCGGCGTTAATCTCACCACGGGCCCGTTCGCAGATCCTCTCAAGGACTGCTATTTTTTCCCATTCCCTGATAACCTGAAATTTCCTGCCGGCCTTGAGGTTGATAACTCCATCAGACCTGTTTATCTCAAACACCGCCTGCTGATCATTCATTCCGATCAAAGCGTCTGAGTCTTTTTCGATTCTCCTGCTCCTTAATATACGCTGGATCTCAACTACAGCTCTGTTGTACTGTTCCTGCGGTCCTCGCATCCTGCGCAACAAGCCGGTAGGTGCGTTGGTAGAATCCTCTCTTGGCCCAAAAAAAGGAATATAGGGGAAATGATTGTGAGGGGCAGAGCTTGGCCCATCATAAATAATATGCGGTCCCACAAACCATGCGACCCTGACAACATTTACCGGTATGCTTTTATGTAACGACGCCTGCATTGTCGCCAGCATCTCAAGATGAATAGGATTTCCCGGCTTAAACTCCGTCATCATGCCGCCAGGCATCGCTATCAAATCGCGTTTTTCAAAAACCTTGTAATACACCTCATAGATAGCAATCCTTTTACGCTCGGAATTGTTATCCATGATCAAATCTATTGGATCTGTATATTCACTCAGGTCGGCAAACCATTCATATTGTATTCCTTCCTCGCTGATATCCATGCTCAGGCTGTCAGAATATGTATAATCAACAAGCTCGTGGTATTTCCCAGGGAGGAAAGATTTTGCCTCGTCGTGATCGAAAAACCGTCGCCTGGCTACCCATCGACAATCTCGACGCAGATCCTCTGACCTGCTCCGCATGTCCCAGAACATTTCGTCCCTGTGGACATCCTCTATCAGGTACTTGGAGGCCCCTAATAGATCAGGATTGCGACAGACATGAACCCATCCGATACCTACACACGCCTGAGACTCATAAGCCTCAGAACATGCGTGATTCGCATCTGACAGGCGCATCACATCGTTGAGCTTATGGTTAATCGCCTCTGCCATCTCATCGTGAGCTTCGTCGGCACCGATAATCATCCAGTCAACCTGATGCTTAGCCTCATGCCCTGTTACGGCATCTATAGCCGCAGCCATCAAGTTAACAAAAAGATCTTTTGGCAGGCCCAGCGACTCATAATACTCACGCTGCTCCTTGGTCCACTGAATATTGTCTCGCCATGCCATATCGACAGCAGCAGCGCCCCTCCAGGGAGGTTGCGCTGCTATATCGCTTAACAGGTTTTGCAATATTGGGTTAGCCTCTGTAATCCTCACGGCTTATCACCTGGCCTTAATTGATCCATCGTGGTCTTTATATTGCAGCCGATCCGCCATGATAACAGTCCCTGTCAACTTGCCGTCAACCCTAAATCGCAAGAGCATAGCTGACCGCTGGTAGGCTCCGATATTAACGGCCTCAACCTGCATCTCATCATCACTGAGAATGGCAACAGTCTTCCACGGAGAGGAAGCCGCCACCTTTTTACTTGGCTCGCTGCTCTCAACAGAAACGATAGTCGCGTCGTCTTTGCCTTCCTCACCTGCAGCCTCACCAGTGTCACCTTCACCTGCAGCCGGAGTATTTTCCTTTTCCTCACCTGCAGCCGGTGAAACATTTTCGTTTACCGTGGCGTCAACACCTGCACCTTGCCCATCACTGCCAGCGTTGTCATCAGGGGTAGACTTCGTTTCCTTCTCATTGCCTGTCTTTGGTAATTTTTTAGGTGTTTGTTTTCTTGGTGCCATTTAGACATCTCCTTTTCAGTTATTAATAATAAACCCGATCAATACGGGGCGTTAGGCCGCTCCTGATAATCGAGCTGGTTACTACCTGCTATCAGCCGGGCCACGCCCTCACCCTCGCCTAACAGCCCATACTCAAGGGCCTCAACGGGATGTGACCAGGCGTTTTTGTCCGGAACGTCCATATACTTTGCATCACCGGCCACCTGCAGTCGCCTGTAACAAAACTTACCAGCCAGGCCCTTCCTTATCATTTTTGCCTTTTTGCATATCAAGAGACGCGGCTTTCCAGACACTCCAAGCTCTGTCAGTGGGTTAGACACCGCAGCCCGTCGTTGCAATGGGTCTTGAGTCTCGCAGGGCTCACACGGGATGCCACATGCGTTAAGCGTCTCAATGGCAGAGTATTCAACCACCTCACCTTTATTAGCAGCTGCCGGGTCACCCCACCCAATAAATCCAGCCCCCGGGTAATTATGCGCCAGGTATGTGATCAGTGACGGTGCAAACTTGGCAGCAGACATGTTGACAGTTACAAACTCATCGAGGCAGTACCAGGAATCACCTATCTGCTGAATAATGGCACATGCCGGGGTTCTTCCGAAGTCGAAGCCCAGTATTATCGGCACGTCTACCAGGTAATCAACATTATCTACACAGTGTACCCCATCAGAATATTCAGGATGGACTGGTTTACCATCCATGACAAACCCATACTCGTTGCCAAGGTTAACTTTTATCCAATCGTCTGATTTACCCTGAATCCGCTTGTCATAATACCCTGCAGGCAGGTTATCCAGGTTTTCCGCCTGCTTATTGAGCAGCCATTTTCCGTTAACTTTTTTAACACCACCGGGCTGAACGAAAAAAGACCAGTCCGGCAGGTCACCTGCTGGCTTTTTAACCTCTTGAAACTCATACAGCCAGTGATCCTCGTCACACTGATTTGTATCGCCAAGCATCCCTGAGTACGTTGGCAACACGCCGCCCAGCTGCATTGAGGGATAACGACCATGCCGGAGATCTGCCATGTCGATAACCTCTTTTGGTAACTCCTTTGTCTCTGATAGCCAAAACCATGTCACCTGGTGGCCACGGAGTTTCTTGATATGTTGAGGTCTATCCAGGGCAATAAAAAGCATTTCGTGGTCGACCGTCGTCCCGTCAGCCAGGCAAAACCTCATCTTAAAACTTGGGGGCGCAGATCCACCTTGTTTAAACTTCCCGAGATCCTCAAATATCGTGATAAAGTCTTTTGCCGTGGTGGATAGCAATTCGCCGTAAGTGTTCCTGATAGCGATACATCGGCTGGGCCTGACGCCTTTCCTGCTCGGGGCCTGCTCCATCATTAAGGCCAAGTGTTTGTAGCATGTTGTGGTTGTCTTAGCCGAGCCGAGCGGTCCGGTAATGATTGAAACCGGAGACCTATCATAATAATATCGGCTCAAAACACCCCCAGGCGGAGAAAATATGTACTTATGAGTCGCCATCTTCCCCTGGTTCTTCCTTTGCATCCGGGTTAGTTGGATCGTGCAGGATTACAGTATGGTCACCCTTCTGCTCGTTATCCTTTTCAAACAGGCCAAGATGTTTCGACAGAGCGTCCAGTGCTGTCCCTTTGTTCCACAGCTTAATTTCGTGCACATATTCAACGTCCAGAGGATCGTCGCCACCTGTCTGCCTAGCCACGACCTTAACAGACGATATTGCAGCGGCCAGGTCGTCATCAATCTGGCTAACCGGCTTCAGCCTGCCAAGATCATCAAATAGGTTGCGGATATCAGAAAACCCTATTCTGGCATGTTCTTTCAGCACTCTTTCAGGTTTAGCGGCTAAAGATTCAGCTAATTCAACTTTAATTTCAGCTAAAGCATCGTTGATTTCAGCTTTTTTAAGTAATTGCTTTCCAGCCTGAGACAAGTTCTTAGCTTTAGAGCCTGATTTCTTCGCACTATCACCAACTTTCCCGTGTGTGACATATTCGCTCACGAAAACTTGATAATGTGGAGGAAGTGCGTCGAAAAGTTTACCCATCGAAAAAAACTCCAAAAAAAAGCCCAATCTCGTCACCGCATGTTGCGATATCGAGACTGGGCCGTTGTCCTATCCTGCTGCAGGAGGCTCTTGGTATCCAGCTAAACTAAAAAGATTTAACTATAATAATGCTCCATTATTGCCATATCTTTCCTAATTGTCAATTTTTTTATTTCATGCTTCCTTTTGGATATTTTTTCACATCATGTAACATTTCGATTGTTGACGGTTTCATCTCCCTCCGTATGGAGGTTACCCCACCGGAATTCATGGCAAAATTAAAGATAAGCGTACCTGTGAATTTCGCTTTTGCTGCAGACCTATAGACCCTGGCAATTTCTTTCCCGAGTTTGTCAGGGTCGACTCCCGTTCGATCTTTAAACACTAATCAACTCCTCCAAATCTTTTGTGCTATATTTAAACTGCTAAAAAGGGACGTTGTTGTTTCCGCCACCCCCTTGAGGTAGTGGCGTTTGCGATGCTCCGCTGTTATCGCCTTTTCGCGGTGACAATATCTGTATGGCCTCTGCTACTACCTCGGTTGTCCATCTGTCACTACCGCCCTGATCCTGCCATTTCCTGGTCTGGAGGCGGCCTTCAATATAGACTTTAGAGCCCTTGTTAAAATACTCGCCACAAATTTCAGCCAGCCGTGACCATGCTACGAGCCTGTGCCATTCCGTTTCTTCCTGCTGCTGCCCGTCCTTGTCTTTCCAACGCCGAGTAGTCGCCATGTTGAAAGTTGCCACGGGGGTTCCGCTCTGGGTGTACCGTATTTCGGGATCAGCCCCCAGGTTGCCAATTAAAAAAACTCTATTTACCACTTTTCCACCCTTATTTATTATTTTTTCCACAATATCACGTTTTCCCTTACAAAAACGGGGAATACGTGGAAATTACTTTCCGCTTATTAACACTGTTGGGCTTACTTTTCACCATCATTGTAGTCCGGGGCAGGGGTTTTGAGGCCATGCACCTTTTTCAGCGCCTCCTCAACCAATACCGCCCGACTCTGCTCCTGCCTTGCCGTCCACTCGATCAACCATTGAGGCAATTTCATGTGGACTGAGTTCTTTTTCAAGTTTGGCGGGGCAGGTTTACGGCCTGCCCCTTTTGGGTTGCTGGTGGTCATCTTTTATAGCTCCAGCCAACCATTAGCAGGCTCACACCATTGACCGCCTATTATATGGTTGTCTCCCCATTTATCATTATCTGATGCAATAGCGACCTGTGCTGGAATCCACCCAACCCAATTGTCGCCATAAACGGCATACTCACGGCTCAACTGACGAGCGCGTCTCATTAAACCACGCTCAGTTGTATGATTAACAACGATCTCAACAGCACTTGTCTCATATTGGCCATGTGATACTATTAAAGTTGTTTTTGTTTTTTTCATTTTGTGTCTCCGTTTAGGTTAATTTGGTTTCCCTCATTTCTTAATTACAATGTACACCATAATTAAATTAACGTCAACACCTAAATTAAAAATAAATCAAAAAAAATGCACACGGAAATCATTTGCCCAACAAGGCGCTTGAGCGGACTTGTTACCCTGGCCGGTATTTTGTAGCTCGCACATTATCAACAACCTCCATTGTTGAGCGTATTCCCTGTTTTATTATCCACAAACAGCTCAGCTTAACCGTTATACAGCTTTTGCAAATCTATAATCTTCCCATGTCGTGCTACGGAAAACAGCTCGATGATTACAAAATCTTGCGAAAGCCTTTTGCTCTCTTGTAGGTTCTGTGCCGTCTTTATCTCTGTAAGGCTGGCAAAATGGGTACACATAAATACCCTTCAAAAATTTTACACGCTCCAAGGCGTCATCAATATCTTTTACCAGCACATAGCAAAAATACTGTGATGGGGTGGCGTTATGCCAACGTAACAGCTCGACAGCCTTTCGGATCGGCTCAATCATGGCTACCGTATCGCAAGCAAGTCTTATAGATGGTTTCCATCTTAACTTACCAAGTAATTTTGCCATGGCATTATCAATCAATCTTGCGTCAAGACCCTGATTAAAATCCACCTTTATTCCTATTTTTGCCATTTTTTCTATCTGTTCAATTCCGTGTTTATGAGCCAATACATTATTATCCATCAACACCGCTTCTTTATGCTGTAAAAAATCTTCAAGGTCTTGGTGTGCCCTGATCCGCCCTTCCTTTTTGGGTACAAAACACCATGGACAAGAGCGAATACAGCCACGGGTGAGAAATCCGTACGATTTATCACAATCATAAAGGCTGTAATCAGGCATCATTTTTTCCACATCATCAGGCAATGTTGCTGCAATATCATGCCCTGTTCCACCTATAACTGCGTTTTTTGGCAAGTAAGGATCTTTCTTTGTCCAAGTGAAAACCTTGCTTGAATAAACTTTGTCATAGGAAAACATAGCATTGAACCACTCCACAGAATCACCTTGTGCTTTATGCCATGCACTCAGCTTCATCAGGGCTAAATTCGGGTAGCCGTTGTTTTCGTGGTCATGTAATGCTATCTTCATAATTTACGCGCTGTATAACAAATCGCTCCAGCGGAAAACCGGAACATGCGGTTTTCATCTATCCGCCTCATTGGCCGGTTTCCGCTGACCTCAAACCGTTATATTAAAAAAACAAAAGGCATCATTATGGTTGAAAAAGTTTATATTAGTTTCGTCGATTCAATACACAAAAAGCAGTTTGACGCATTCATAAAAACATGCTCCGAATCAATACAGAAACATTCCCCAGAAGAACTACATATTTTATTCTCCTCAAATGGTGGCGACATTAATCTTGGCCTCATACTTTACTCTTATCTTAAAGCACTTCATGTTAAAGTGGTGATGCATGGTTCAGGGAATATCGATTCTTGTGGTATTAATGTTTTTCTTGCAGGTGAAGAACGATTCGCAGCAAAAGGAACAACATTTTTAATCCACGGTGCCAAACGAACATATAATAGAGATGTCACACTAACCGTTGAGCAATTGTATTCAGATTTCACGTCCCTACAAAAAGATCAAGAGAAAGTAATTGCCAATATCATCGACAACACCTCTTTTTCCTTAGAAGAACTAAAGAAGGATATCGCCATTGGCCAGACACTCGACACGCAACAAGCACAGGACAAAGGAATAATACAAAGCATAAAAGAGATAACTATTGACCATGGCTTTCCATTTTTACAAATTAATCATCATAATGAGGAGAAACAAACTCCGTGACACTAGCTGAATCGGTTACAGTAGATATATCGCCAGAATGCACAACAGCGCCTTTGTGAAGAGCTTCTCGTGATAAGGCTATAGTTTCGTTTATTTTCTTATTGTCGGCCTGCGCTCTAAGCATACGAATTAAAGAATATAACAATCGCATACACACTGACCCCAAGCATCTCGGTTTTTCAGGTTTAACTTTCGGGTTATTCATCCTTTTTCCTCCGTGTCAAGCTGGTCGGTAGGCCGCTTGGGTCAGGTGATGCGTGGCGTTATCTTCCTGTAAAATGGTACGGATGGCAGGACTCGAACCTGCACGTCAGTTCATGTTTTGGGGATACTGACATCCTAAAGGGTGCTACCCTTCACAGTGCGGCTACCATTTTCGCCACATCCGTAATAAAAAGTCCCGCTGTCTTCCCATCGTAGCCACCATGGGGAAGTGTCGCTATATTGCTATTTCGGGTACGTTAAACCCTCATCAGGCGACAAAAAAGATGGCCTACACCTCTCTATCACCGGGACACGGAGAGGAAACGCTTCGTACAAATAAAATAAAAGAGATAACAATGTAATTCAAGGGACAAGCGAGCAGCACAGTTTTTCAACCGCTTTCCTGCTGCCACCGTCCAGGCTTCATCCAAGTCCAGGGGCATTCCCTCGCTTGCCCCTGATTACTGCCGTTATACAAAAAAATAAAAAATGGATCACGACAAAATAATTAATATCTTGGAAAAAACAAAAAAGAATCTTGAACAAATTATTACAAGATTTTCAAAATCATCTTCTGGATTATTAATTAATATTGATGACGAAAAAACATATCGAACCATTATTATAGAAACCTGCGACCTGCTTAATGATTATCTTGGTACAAACAAATATTCCTATATGATCGGTGAACATTATAGAAATGGTTTTACAGGTTTTTTAAATACACCAAATATACATAGTATCGAATGTGTTATCTCTGTTATTAATTCAACAATCACGAGGTTTAGACGTAACCCAAACTTACCTGAAAAACTTAAAAATAACAATAAAGATTGCAATGCTGAAACAAGTTTAAATTGTCCTGAAAAAGTCACTGTTAAATGGCTTATTGATAATGTTCCATATCGTTACTATGTGTCGTTTGTTGTTCTTTTGTTTACTGCATTTCTTTTCGGCGTAGAATTTGCGGGTACAGACCTATACAAATCCATTAAAAAAGATGCCACCCCCAACATGAGTAGTGCAATGCAGAAAATAAATAACAAACAGTAACCAGCAAACCAAAAAATATTCATATTATTATGATGTAAAATTGTATAACAATGGGTTCAAGATGGACTGGCTCACCTGGCGAACCTCAAAAGTTATTGATTTTGTTTTGTCTTAATCATCTTTGTGGTTCGGCACGGCCAGCCACTTAACCCGTGCGTTCTCTATAAATGGTGCTCTTGCCAGAATCGGAGCAATTTTTCTACCGCCTTCCCCCTGGACGGACCTATTTTATCCAGGGCTTCCCAGCTTTCAGGCCAGAGTGAAATTGTCGTGGTCTTTCGC